AACTACAGCATCTTTCAGCTTAATATCTTCTATAGAACCATCAGAATGCTCAACCGTAATCCAAGTATCTCCGCTAAGGCAGCAGAGATTGCTCATCTTGATCAATGCCTTCTTTTTGTCAAATGAACCATGATCATTAGCATGGTCAACGTTCATTAGATAGATTCTTCCGGTGTCCTTTCGCTCTTGCATGAAGGATGAGAAGAGATCAATTGCAGGGATGGTCTTTTTTCTGATTTTGGTATTTCTTTCGTACTTCTCATAGAGTGTACGGAACGCATCAACATCTCGAAAGAATGCGTCGTAGAGATCCGGGCAATCAGAAGGCGAGAAGAGGGTGATATTACCTCCAGAAAGAAGTCTTTCATACATTACCTTATTGAATTGAACGCCATAGTCGAGATGGCGAATGCGGTTATCTTCAGTTCCCTTGTTGTTCTTTAGGACAAGAAGATCTTCCACTTCGTAATGCCAAACGGGGTAATAGAGTGTCGCCGCTCCACCACGGACACCACCTTGGCTACAAGATTTAACAGCAGTCTGAAAATGTTTCCAGAAAGGAACAACACCAGTGTGACTAGCATCCCCATTGCGTATAGGAGATCCAACAGCCCTAATACGACCGCCGCCAATACCAATACCAGCTTTTTGTGAAACATATTTTACAATACTCGAGGAAGTTGCGTTGATGGAGTCAAGGGAATCGTCAGTCTCAATAAGAACACACGAGCTAAACTGACGCTGTGGTGACCGTACTCCAGCCATAATTGGAGTAGGAAGAGAAATATCAAAAGTGCTGATTGCATCATAGAGTTCCTTTACCCACTTAATGCGGTCTTTGGTATAATTTTGAAAAAGTGTCATGGCGATCAACATGAAAGCCATCTGAGGAGTTTCGTAGAATTTGTTGGTGACACGATTGCGGATCAGATACTTGCCACGAAACTGCTCCATAGCAGCATAGGTCAGAAGGTTATCACGGTCGTGATCGATATATCGATTTAATTCCGCCCATTCTTCACATGTATACTTTTGTCCAAGCTCCTCATCATAATATCCAGCATCCATGACACAACCATATTGTTCTTCAAGTGAACATGGATCATACTGCCCATACACTTCCTTACGCAGATTATAATTGATCAGACGACCAGCCACATACTGGTAGTTGGGAGTTTCTTCGGAGATAAGATCGGCAGCAGCCTTGATCAGAGTCTCTTGAATATCAGTCGACTTGATGCCATTATAGAATTGAATTTTTGTTTTGATTTCAAGCTCAGAAACAGATACACCAGTCAGACCTTCACAAGCAAACCGACAAACTTTGTGGAATTTGTTAATGTCTAGAGGCTCTTTACTACCATTACGTTTAATAACTTGGATCATTATTTCTATTCCCTATCTCGCTAATATTCAACTGATACTACTAAGTCTCTTTGTGCTTTTGAAGGTACCATGTATCGTCATCGCCCTGATGCCACTCCAGAAGAGTATCGATATCCCATCCCATCTGATTAAGCACACCATCTGGTATTACTATATATAGCTCGCCGTTTTCAGACTCTTGAACCGTCAGCCTCGTGGTGCTATCTTCAAGATTGGTCATCGAGTGCTCTAATCTTTCAAAGTGTTTGTTTAGCTCTTCGTTGGTCACAATACCTCCACGATAGCAGGGAATCTTTCGGTGATGATTTCCCAGCATTGTTCTGCTACAACACGATGTTTCATTATATTATACCTTTCCAAAAATGTCAACATATAAATAGGAGTGTAGGTCACGGAGTACCAGTCCCACCTACTCTAACACTTTACAGGAGTATCAGCCATGTGTATTTATTGTGGAACCAATAGCTATCGCAAAATCTGGACTCGACATTTCGGTCCTATTCCTAAAGATGAGAATGGTAGATCATACGAGATTCATCATATAGACGGCAATCGTAAGAACAACGATATTTCCAACTTAGTTTGCATAACGATACAAGAACACTATAACATACATTATTCTCAAGGAGATTATGGTGCGTGTTCGGCTATTTTGATAAGAATGCATAAAGACCCAATATTAGTTTCAACCTTGTTGAAAGAAATGAATAGACAAAAGGTATTAGAGGGCAAACATAACTTTCAAACTTTAGCACCAGAAAAACGAATAGAGAACGCTAAAAATGCTGTTAGAATACAAATTGAAACAGGAAAGAACGTTCTTGTTGGTCCAGATAACAACAATAGATTAAAAGAATTGGGAATACATCCTTTAGTTGGAGGAGAAGCATCCAAAAAAGGAGTTCAATCCCAACTAAAGAACGGCGATCACGCATCTCAAAGAGTTTATTCTTGTAACTTATGTAACAAAACGATAAAAGGTGCAGCAAACTATAAAAGACACAAAACTTTCTGTGAAAAGAATCAAACAGTTTTATAGTTGTCTGATATAACAGATTCAAGATATTCGCGCATATCTGGAAAACGTTCAACAATAATTTCAGTTATTTGTTCTGCTACTATACGGTGTTCTTTCTGCGTAGCAGGATGATTTCTTACACCAATATAGTGAACAAAACTACGAAGTGAACCTGACATAATAAGCACAGATTCCATCATACCCTCCGGCAGTACTCCTCTTGCAACTTCCTTGGCAATGCCGTGTTCAATAGCCCACTTGTATGCTTTGGTTGCAAGATTTTGAACTGATTCCTGAGCACCAAGCCATTGATTTTCTAGCTCTTCATCATCTACATCAATACTATTTTGGCGATTCTTTACGTCTTGGAGTCGGGCTTCTCGTGCAATAAATCCCAAATCTTTCGTTGGATCTGCATATCGCTGAGAGTACTCTTGGAAAGAGAACGAGCGGTGTCTAAGAATCTGTCGAGCAATATCGCGTGTTGTTTTAATTTCCAAGGATACATGGACCATCTCCAAAGGTGACCAGTGATTGTGTGTGATCAGATACTTCAGCAACTTCGGTGCTGTCTGTGTGTTGTTCTGATTAGCAGGATTAGAAACTCGGGCACACCATCCAATAAGTTCCTGTGCGGTCTTGCAACCAGTATATTCTTCATTCGGCTGAGTAATGCCTACCAAATTAACACTGCTCACAGAGCCTCAACCCTCTTAATCTTGGCTTCAAGTTCTCCAATATCTCGGAGAAAAATAGCCTTCATATCCTCAGCTGTGCATCCCTTATATTTGCGCCTCAGATCTTCCAAGACACGATTATGATGCTTAATTAAATTTTCCTTACTCAAGATTAAATTCCTTCACTGTTTGGAATTGCGCCTTACTTACATAACCAATATCACGAAGATGATCAACGCGAATGGAAGCATCTGAATATTCAACATAGGTGCCATCGTCAAACCACCACCAGCGGTCAAGACTCAATGGCCAACGAGGTTCGCGGCGATATTCAACCAGCCACATCCCATTTGTTCTATGAATTCTTAGTTTTTTGATTTTAATATGGTCGAATTCTACACCATATTCGTTTGCGACAAGTTCGCTCATACCTTACTCCATGTAGACATTCTCATCTTAGCATTTAATTCATTATAACTGTTTTGATTAATTAAGTCAAGCAGTTTATTTGAATCATAGCCAGACTTGACCATGTCGTTAATATCTTTCTGTTCAAGTTCATCTGGCCAAAAACAAACTGTAAATCCTTTGTCGATAGCCTTGTTCATACGTTTTACGATATCTTTATTTCTTGGCTCGTTATCAAAAATGATTACCGATTTCTCTTTATTCAACCAGCTCATATCAACATCAGCGCCAGCCATCGCAAGGCTGTTAGGTAAGAACAAACTGTCAATCGGTCCCTCAACTATATAGACCGTCTTCTCTAGATCAACCTGATCAAGCCCAAAGATCTTTACGTGGTCGCCACGAACCATGATCGAATAATAGCGAACCTTGGAATTTGGATCAAAAGATCGCCCCTGATATCCAAACATATTCCCATCTCGATCAAAGAACGGAATGACCAACCGAGGCTCATCGTCTTTCGACAAGTCAAACTTGTCAGGGATAATGCTGTTGGTCCACTCACAGAACTTTGGCACATAATAGAGACGAAAATGCTGGCTATGCGGAATCATACGCTTTTCCACATAGACCTTAGCAGGATGACCGACTCGAAGCTGGCTAATTTTCTTCAGCTTCTTGAGAGGAAGATTGGCATCTTTGGTGAGATATTTGTGCACCACAGGAGTAGGCGCAAGCGGAGACATGGCTCTGGTTTCAGAGAAAATCTCGAGGTCATACTCTTTCTTTAGCGGAGGATCAAGAATCTTCAGAAGGCTGGCCACACTGCGAGTTTCTCCGCAGTTGTGGCACTTCATCAGAATATGGTCTTTCTGCTGAAAGTAGTATGCTCTTTTCTTATAGGGATTTTTCTTAGAGTCGCCGCACAGGGGGCAGCGAGAATTAGCAACGAATGGGTTAGTCGCTTTTACTGTGTAGAGAGGAATTCTACCAGACAGCATTCCAAGGTATTTTGCATCAATCCAATACATCTTATTCCGATCATTAAGGGGACATTCCCATTCTACCTGATCTAGAAATAAAGTAAAGCAATTACTTGAGTGTCACCACAAATAAAGTAGACAACTTTGCAAGAAATAACCAGCGGCTGTGGCGATGCCGACAACGATCCAGCGCCACTTATCAAGTCCACTGAGCTTGTCGTCAATCTTCTTCAGCATTTCGTTTTGTGAAGTGATTTGCTTTTCCAAATCAGTCTTCAGAGACTGAATATCTTCTTTCAGCTCTGATCTTAAATCTTCCATACGATCATAGATCTTTCCATTGCTGGAAATATTTTCTTCCCTATGTCTGTCCATAGCAGCTGAGAGTTTGTCCAGAGAAGTATTCGCTCTTTCCATATCTTTTTCAAGCAAAGAAATTCTGACGGTGGCTGACGATGACTTCTCAACCATCACTTTTCTTTCTGCTTATTCAGAAGTTGATTACCGATCTGGAGAAATCTCTTCTTTGAATCCTTAGCAAACCCAGTTGGATTTGGGTGAGTCGATGCGTTAGCCTTGACGATTTCTTTTTGTGCAGCAACAGTGTCTTCAGCAAATTCAGTTTCTTCTTTGAAATCTTTTGGATCATACTTCTTTTTGAAATGTCCAAATCTAGAAAGAATCTCTTTGTTTGCCGCATCAGGTCTAGCCTTGTCGTTATGAATGTCAGCAATGTGACGACCATGTGGAGAGTCAAGGAAATGTTTCACCATTACGTTTGGTTGTCTGGCGTCTTGGAGATGACCGTGTGCAGTCAGAAGTCTCTTAGCTTGGCTGTGAGCAGCTGCATACTTTTTTGAGCGATCGGCGTCATCTGAAGCATTGATTGTTCCGTGGTAACCATAGGTAAGATTCCCGGACTTTACAGCTTCCGAAACATCTTCTTTCGTCATGAAATTTTGTGCAGGAGCAGGAGCCATATTGGCTGTATCAGTTACGCGACGAAGAGTCTTTGCTGCATCATCAACCATCTTCTTTCTAGTAATTGGTGTTGCATTACCGCCACCCGACGTAGCACCTTTGGTATCCGAATAGTGTTGATCGCCACCCATTTCGTCAATCTGAGTTTCTTCAGGCATCACTTCGCGCACGCGACCCTGTCTTGCACCAAGAGAAGCTGGAGCTTTCTTTTTGATCTGCTTCTCGATTGGGCTTTGACCGCCGGAAGTGGTTGTTGTCGCCATAGCTCCACCAGTTGCTACGCCATCTTCGTGGAATTGTCTGAACGTCTTCATATTTTTTGCAACACCTTCTTTATATTATCGTCGCCAACAATGTCGACGCAGTTGATGGATCTACAATCGTAGTGAATATTCTCGACAACCTTGGGAAGATAGCCCAAGAATTCTAGAAATGGCTTCAAATACACATGATGTTCATGTAAACGGAAGAACAACATTCTGGTCGCAGGAACAACACCGAATACATTATACAGCACGATAATATGATTAATTATCAATCGTTCTTTTAATTCGTTAGTTTCTTTATATTTATTGAACAATCTTTTGAGGTATTTGAACCTTTTGAGATCGGACATGAATTCTTCAGTGTCAAAACATTCAGGATTATCATAATGTTTTGCCGCATATAATATAAAGGTAGTTTCATCAATTTTTTCAAACATATCAATTACCGATTTTTCGGTATACTCCGCTATAAGCAACCCATGTATAAACTTCGCCCTTTGATGTCAAACTGGTGACAGTATCAACAACTCCACCCGTAGCTCGTTCAATAGTCGTTACAGAAGTATTACTGGTGGTAACAATTATGCTATATGTGCCAGGATCAACGCATTTAACTGTAAAGACCTTATTGTTTGCGCCAGCAGGAAGAGTAACAAGAATATCACTTCCTGTTGCGCTTGCATCACACAAAAGAATATCATGAGAAAGATTTGCTGTAAACGTAGCTGTAGAAACATAATTTACAGCTCTGGTGCTGGCAATCTTGTTTGACACATAAGTGTATAATGCATTGGATTGGAGGACGTATGTATTACCATCCGCCCTCTCAATCGCAAACAGATCAGTATCAGCGACACTAGAAGTGTTTGAAGTCTTATAGATGTCGCTATACTTTTTACCAGCCATTTTATTTACTCATTAAGCCAGAGTCGAACCGCCGCCAACACCAGAGTTGTTGTTGTTTGCCATCTTGTGTACAGCAGCAAGAACTTCATACTGCTTGCGATTCGAACGACCACCAGTTGTGGTGACGTTGATTGAACCGCCTGTCGAGGCGACAAGGTTTGCAGATGTGAAAGTTGCACCCGAACCTGTTCCGTTAGCAACACCGTTAGCAGCATAAATCTTGACCACAACCTGTGTGTTCGAAGTTGTGTTAGCAAAGATGCCTGTGTTGCTGAAGGTGAAGGTCAGAGAACCACCAGTTGCGTTTGTCGAAACGTTGGCTGTTGCGTTGATGATCGAGTTCGAAACAACAACATAGTCTGTGTTCGAGTAGCCTGTTGCAGTACCTGTGTAGTTGATGTTTGCAGCGTGCTTCTCACGGTTGAAGCCCGTGACAACGTGTGTGTTGGTGAAGAAGCCTGCACCACCATAGTTGATGGTTGCAGAAACAAGGTTACCAGTTGCGTTTGTTGTCAGAGTTGCTGTGCCGTTAGCCGAACCATTCGAGATGGTAAGAGTATCGCCATTCGAGAAGCCAGCACCTGCTGTGACAGTCAGACCAGTTACTGGACCTGTGCCGCGCTTTTCGAGAATCCAACCTGGAGTCAGACCAGGTGAAGTTCCTGTATTGGTGACAATTGCCTGAATCTCGTCTGTCGATACGCCGTAGATGCCTTCGATGACATTGTTCTGAAAAGCACCTTCAACAGTGTTGGCATACATTTCAGCACCAGAAACGCGCTGATCAAATGTTACAGCAAACCCTGTTGTAGTTGTGTTACCGGTTGCTGTACCATATGTCGTGTTAGTGATTGCAAACTGAGCATTCGAAGCACCAACACTAAAAGATCCTGGAAGAATCTTGTATGTGCTTTGAATGTAGCCAGTTGCGTTAGTTGTTAGACCAAGAACGCCGTTGGCATAAGTTGTTCCTGGAGTTCCGACAGAAACAACCAGAATATCTGTGTTGTTATAGCCAGCACCACTTGGAATCGTCACCTTGGCTGCTAGGCCAAGATGCTCGTATTGTGTAGCGTAATTCTTTGGACCAGCAAGAACACCCTTATACTGTGGTGCGTTATTTGCTTCGTCCTTGTTTCCCCATAAAGCCATTTCTTATTCCTCCGTCTTATATTTATTGAAGTAGTCGACCACGTTCATTTGACCTCTTTCGACATTCATCCAATCATTTCTTTGTTCGGGAGTAACAATACTCAGATTAGAAGATTCGAGGTAGATTTGACGAAGTTCAAATGTTTTCTTCATAACTTCCATTACCGCAGCCTCAACCGCAGGAACACGCTTTACAGCAGGAGTTGAGTTATAGGCTTCGCCAGTTTTGCCAGCAGAGATGTGAGTCGAAGTGCCAGTTGCAGGAGAAGGACCAGTGGTTGGCTTGCTTGACTTCTTGTAGACTTCACCAGTCTTTGACTGTGCAATCTGGTCAGCGCCACCCATCGAAGTGTCGGTCATGCAGGCATCTGTTTCTTCCTTGGTCAACTTATCAGCTGCTTTCTGTATACCTGTCATGCGCTTAACGGCTTTATTGACAAGTTTATGTCCTTCTGCTTCGCCATCAGCATTGTTTCTAGCTAAAGCCATACCGCCGCCAATTCCTTTACCAAGGACTTGAGTTGATGCCTTCTTAACATATGAACCAAGTGCTTTTTTACCTGCTGGTGTATCGCCGATTTCATGAAGATCTTCAGCGCTTTCCTTCACGCCACGCAGTCTGGCAACGACTGCTTCAGCAATTCTTTTACTGCGATTACTATATTCCGACATAATTGTCTCCCGAATTTATTTGTCTATTTATTTATTTAATGGCGATACTTGACGACTTCACTACCACCACCCTGCGATGAAGGCAGAGGCTCAGACACAGCCTTTTTGAACGCTTCATGAGAGGCGCTAGCTTTTTTCTGGAAAGCAGCCTTTTCTTGAGTTGTTTTGCGAGCAGCCATATGGTCTTCGAATTTACCTACGTGAGAAGGATGCACCTCATGCTTTTCGCCATTATCAAAAGTCACAGGAGCATTGATTGACTTTGCTTTACGTAGTTGCATGCCAAGAGCTACTGGCTCTTCCTTTGGCTTACCTGCTGCGTCTGCAGCCTGACGACGATGCCAAGCAGCCGAACCTTCCTTTGGTGGACGACCGCGACCTTCTTCAAGCTCAGCTTCTTCTTTCATCTCTCCTGATAGATAATCAGAAGCAGTCTGAATATAATCCGCAGCTAGCGTAATCTTCAACTGAACCCATTCAGGGAGATTTGTTTCTGGCTTGAGCATTGACTTCAGCTCACCAATATGATGCATCATCTGAGCGAGCTGATTCAGAGCCATGTCGCCTTCATAGTCATACTCATGCGAGTCTTTTGATTCGCCAATTTTCTTGGCAATCTCATGAGCTTTATTGATTGTTGATTTCTTGAGAGGAGGAGTGTCGCCAGTTGACTTTTCAGCAGCAGCCATTCCTACAGCATATGGATTCTTGACGCCTTCAGCAAGTTCTACTTCTTCATGCATTGCATGAACGCTATATTTTCCGCCGACACGATCAACCATATTGCCACGTGCAGCGTGAGCATCAGCCTTTGACTTATCGCTGAAGGTCTTTTGAGAATCGCTCCAGTTGCCATCCTTACCCTTATACTTCACAACCCACATTTTCTCGGCTGTGCCTTCAGCAAGCTGAGTTTCTTCATTCATTTGTTTTTGCGCTTGAGTTTGGTCTTGGTTTTGTTTTTGTGCCTGTTGTGCAGTAGCAGATGCACCAGAAGTTGAAGTTTGTTTTGTCTTAGTGGTAGCAGCGGAACTTGAACTTGCCTTTCCTCCTGTTGCAGTAGTAGTTGGGCTAGCTGAAACATCACCAGCAGTTTGGTTAATGTATTTGTCAAACAATTCAACTCGCAGCTTGGCGAAGCTAATACGCTTACCAGTTTCTTCCTTGATTGGCTTCAGGTCATCATGGTGGCAAACCAGATTTGTTCCATCACGATCCATCGACACAACATACATATTGTTCTTGTCGTCGTAATGGTCAATATTGCCCTTGCCCTCGTATCCGTCTTTCTTGACTTCTACACGTGCGCCTCTCTTATACATACCATCAGTATGGAGAGCGCCATCAACTTCAGATCTTTGGTCCTGGTGATCTGCAGCAGTGCTTTCGCTGAGCAGGTTCATAATTGCTTTGCCAAGTTTAGTCATTAGGTTCTCCGTTATTTACCTGTAGCTCTCAACATCCAGCCATGTTTAGCATGAATATCTAGACGATCTTGTAGAAAATTCTCGATGCCACGATTATCAGCAGCGCCAGCTTCTTTAATTGCATCTTTGATTGTAGCCATGACTTTTTCGTTATCTGACAATAACGCTTTGATCATAGCTTTTGCATCAGGAATAGTTTCAATTGTATTTATTGAAGCTAGATCGCCGAATCTATTGTAGCTACCAGGAGCATATTCATCAAGAGTGCGGATATGTTCAGCAATGGCATCCACAGCTTCCCAAACTTCGTTATAAATCGTATCAAACAGAGAATGATACTGAGGGAAGTTTTCTCCCTCAACATTCCAGTGGAAGTAGTGCGTCTTCAAATAGAAGGTGAAGGAATCTGCCAGCACATTCTTCAGTTTATCGCCTAGAACACTCATAGTGTATCTCCCTTATCTGTTTCTTCACAGTTCCATCTACGTAGGGACATCGCCTTACGTGTTGGGCGACCCTTTTCATCCTTCATTGGTCCCCTCATGCCACCCATACGGGCACAAAATGACTTACGGCGTTTCGCAGCTTTTCCATTAGGATCTAATTTACTTGGTGGCGTGGTTACTGCGGTCTTAATTCCGAAATGCTTAGCACCTTTACGTGTTAGACCTGCACCAGATTCAGTTGAACGCTTGTAGCCATGGCTGTCTTCACCACGTTCCATAATAGCCTTGACTTGTTCAATGAGAGAAGATTCGTCAATAGGATTGCCTCTTGTGTCATATTTCTTGACCTTGCCACCCTTAGCGAAGAACTCAGCTTCAGCATCTTTCATAGAAGTCTTAGATCCAGGAAGGATCCCTGTTCTTTGATAACGCTGTTTAGCATAACGCTGAGTGTTTACAGCAATTGATTTGCTGCGATAATCATTATAGACTTTAGCGCCAGCACCCTTGGTTTCTCCAAGATCAACTTGTTCATTTTTTGGCTTTTTGCCAGCTTTCTTCATGGCAATCGCAATTGCTGCTTGTTGGGCAGGATTGGCAGCTTCATTCTGAGATGCTTTAAACGCAGCGTTAGTTGGAGCACCTTTGCTGCCTGGCTTGCGCATATGTTCGCCTGAGCCATGCTTAATGCGTTCTTGTTTTGCATGGATATTATCCCAGAGTCCACGCTTTTCTCCAAGCTCAATTTCTTCTTTAGGAACGCAGTTAGGGACTTCTTTCTTGCCCTTCTTCTTCATGCCTTCCATTTCATAACCCTTCCAGCAAGGATCAGAATCTTCCGAGATACCAGCATGTTTATGAGCTGATGCCTTAAAGTCCATACCAAAGTACTTAACGCGACCATGCTTGTTAGATGCTTTCCAACCAAGTTGCTTATCGCTTCCCTTTTCAGAAAATGGCTTAACGTATGGAGTATTCTTTGACTCTTCAATCTCTGCATTTTCCTTAGCGAGATGCTTGAAATACTGAACCTGACGTTCGCGCTTTTCAGCACCAGCCTTTGTTGGATACTTGCCGAGATTGCGACCAGTCGACTTTGACTTCAGCTCAAAGCCACCCTTGACCTTAACGATGTGTTCCTTCATAGCTTTCTTTTTCTTGCAAGGCTTGCATTCACAGCCATCTTCACCCATGCAATTATTTGAGTTGCCTGATTCGCCAGAAACAGCAGCATCAGCTGCAAACATGTATTCCTTGAACGTTTTCTTTTTAGGAACTGTAGGAATTGGCGAGCTGACTGGAGCTGATGCATCAGGGCGACCATTAGCCAGACCGACTGTAGAACCAACATCATCTTCAGCAATGGTCGCCAGATATCTCTTCAGAGAACGGCGACGCATAAGGTTGGTTTTGTCTTTGTCAGTTGTTGCCTTGATGTTTCCATCTAGACCAACGTTACCCTTACCATCAGGAGCAGGAACATTAACCAAAGGAGACTTCTTGCCGAGATAATCTCTAGCGTCCTTTGTTGGAATAGATTGGACTTGTTCGGTAACTTTCTGTGGACCTGCCATACCGGAATTAATATCGTTCATAAGCTCTCTTACGTGTTCATCGGGGACATGTTTTGGTGCACCATTTGCTCTCATGGTATTATAATCACCAGCCTGCGCCGCTGCGCGACTCTTGGTGGCAGACCACCCAGAAAGACCAGTAGAATGTTCATCGCGATCTTGGCCAGCGCGAACAAAAGAAATCTTTTTGAAATTGAAAAATCCATGAGGACCAGCTTTACCATTATAGGTATTCAACAAACGCTCATATTCTGGAATGCGGTCTGATCCAGCTACCACCACAAGATGATCATGACCCTGATTATGTAAATCTGAAGCCTGACTGAGAAGATTAGGGCGATCAGGATGAGCAGTTGTGATGTTAACACCAGGGAAGAATCTTCTAGCGTGCTTTAACTTTTGCTCTGGAGTAAGCGGATTCTTTTTCTTATCCTGTGTTCTAGTAAGAACGACATGATATGGTGCATTATGAAGTTTTGATTGTTGGAGAACTGTGTCGATAATTTCTCTATGAGCAGGAGTTGGTGGATTCATACGAGCAGGAGCAAAAACAACTGGATTGCTGGTTGATACTGATGGATCAACCGCTTCCATCTGGCTGCGATTGACGATAACTTCATTTGGAATTTTGCCAGTAAGAGTTTTATCTCTTTTTGGTTCTAATCCCAATTTTCCTCGGATTAAATCGACAAATTTACCCATTGTGCACCCTCTTTTTTTCTATTTATGGTTTTTCAGAGGTAAACCCACCACCACGATTCTTAGCAAAATTAGCAGCACTAAATTCAGCGCGATTGACTGCCTTATCAATAGTATTTGTATTAGGGTTGACCGCGACCATCCCTTCAGGACCAGTAGGATTTTCCCCAATACTAGTGTCATATTTCTTGTTTTGAGCAGCTGCATCAACAAGAACATTTTTTGCATTCTGTAAATTTCTATGGACTTCTAGCAGTTTGCTAATATGCTCTTTATTTTTAGCAATATCGTTCATTCTTGTATTCAACAGGCTAGACTTACGTTCAATAGCTGCTGGAGATTTTACCTTTGAGATTTCATTCTGGCCACGTTGCTGAACAAAATTGGTAAATCCTTCGTGGCTCGGAGCGCCAGCCTGTCTAACTTCATGATTGATATATGCCATCATATCAGGAAGATGACGAGAAGAAACTTCATGAGCTTCCGGAGACAGACCAGCATATGCCTTATTTGCAGCATCAAGGTGTTTTTGGAATTCAGCCTTTTGCTCGTCAGTATAATTTTCTGGATTTGGTTTTGTTTCCGTAGAAATAATATGGACATCCGGATGTTGAGCAAACGGTTTCATATCAGGCATAAACCTTGGTCGCATTCCACCAAGAGTTCTGCTGCCATCATCTTCATAGCTAGTATGAACAGCCACGCCAAGTTTAGCTGCTGCAGCTTTTTTGCCTTCTGCAGAATTCTTTTTTAGTCTGTATGTGAGAGTGTTAGGCGTAAAGGAAAGATTCTTACCTTCGTCATTGATATCATTGTTTGTATACATGACATCGCCCTGATACACCCTACCTTTAGGAGAGACTTTTGGGAGATGTTCAAGAGCAGCTTTCAGTTTTTCTACCAGACCAGGAGCGTGACCGTGGTTACGCTCAATATCTTCCGGAGTGTAATTAATTTTTGGTGTCTTATTGCCCCAAGATTTTGTGGCAACAAAGAATTTACCATTTTCAGGATTTGTTCCCCAAACTAACGAAGGAGCACCATCAAACTTTTCGCCAATCTTAACATCTGAAGGCTTACCTTGAAGAGAATCATGCATACCCAACAAAGTGTTTCTTGCATGATTATAGCCTTCGTCTCCTGCTTGAAGCAGACGATCTTCAATATGGTCAAGGTGGCCAAGTTTGCTTGGAGCAGCAACTGTTGTTGGAATTTCTTTGGCAGCTTCAGCCATGTATAGCTTTAAAGATTTCATCTTTGGTCCATTCTCAATCTGCCTTCTCTGGGAGTAGCTGGCTTACCTTTTGAGTTGATTCTAGGAATAGCGCCAATTGACAACCTAGGAAGTGGTCCTTGATATACGTTTTTCTCCATACCAGGATCTTCATAATGATAAACTTTTGCTGGTGTTTTTGGAGTCGCAGTTGTTACAAAAAAATGAGCCGCATGACCGGAATTGACACCAAATTTGCCAATACCAGTTGCGGCTTCTTTACGAAGATGATAATTCAGAGTTGGATATTTCTGATGAATCGCTTTGATTTGTTGGTTGCCTTGGTTAACCAAAGCTGTTTGCGCTTCAGCAGATTGCCCTTTCATTTTCTGTTGAATTTGAGCAATATTGCTTGCATGAGACATGATTTCATCATGAATTTTATCTTTTTCTACTCCGGAAAGATGATCAAACTCGGGAGAATTGAGCATCTGATCAGCAGCATGATGGTGTAATGCTAGATTCTCATTAGCTTGAGCAGAAGCCAGCTGAGAACCTCCTGGCTTCTTTAGAGAGATATTAATTCCGGTTCCTTCTCCAGGATGAGCAGGATCTTCAATAGCAATATCTGATTTTGAAGTTCTTGTTGCTGCGCCGTCTGCTCCGTAGCGTGACCATGTTGGAGAAACATCTCCTCTATCCGCGCCCATAACTCTAGCCATATGGCGATTGCCGATAGAGTCTCGGATTATATCATTACCATTATGAGCCATACCATGAATGGTATGTAATGCATTTTCCAACTCATTATAATAGCTATCTTGGTCTCCTACTTGGCCACCGCGATACATATGAGGCTGGGTGTTTCTATAATGTAGAGCATGAGATGGATCATTTCTTGCTTGATCTAGAAGAGAACCAAGAGCGCCAGCATTAGAATTGTGGACATTTTCGTCTCCACCAGTATGCTGGACAAGACCGTGATTAACTACATGATTCCATGCATGAGCAAGAACTTCTTCCTCATTGGCAGTACCACCTTTTTCTTGGCGTGCTTCTCGCAATTCTGTAAAATCGAGCATATTTCCCTCATAGATTATATCATCTTTCTATTTATAAAATCCAGGAAGGAGCCTCTCGCTTTTTCCAAGAGTGCATTCTAGCTTTGCCGACTTTGTAGTAGTTCCGATAATTTGTGATAGGATCGTCGGAAACGATAAACTGATGGTCCATACAAGAAGGCATCGGAGTCATATCATATTCTTTAAGATTATATGGTGGAGACTGGATTACATAACCCAGTTTCTGCATCGTTAGATGCGTCTTACCATAACGATAAGTATACTCACCACTGAGAGCAAAAAGATGATCCACGAGCCAATTATAGTTACTAACGGACTGACGAGCCCACACAGCAGAAGGGTGGTTAATGTGAGTTGCAGAATACAAAGTATAATCGCGACTATCATTTAATGTATAGACTTTCTTTTTTCGACCGGAGGATGTGTCGATTGATTCAACGCCATCCATAACACGGTGTGCAGTGGAAAGAAGTTGTGCAGTCTCAAGGATCATTTTGACGACATGTTTGTCGACCATCCATTCGGCGCACTGTTTGGGGTCTTCATCAAGATAAAAGATATTCAAGGGAACATATCCTCACTGTCTAGCATTTCGTCCCGTTCTTCAGGAGTTACCTTATTGGTAATTAGTTACCTTATTGGTAATTATACCATACGCTGTATAAGAAAATATAGCAAGTATAAAAATGAATAACCAGTTATCGCTCGTCATAATCGACCTTATGCACATACTCCATTGCCTTTTCCGGACCCCATTCCTCAAGATATGGATGGTCCTCGAAAAACAAATTAGCAACATCATCATCAGAAACTTCACGGCAACCGATGATGTTTTCGTCAATATGGAGTTGACCAAATTCATCCACCTCATTCATAATGACGGTGTCTTTGGCATGTTCTGCATTTTCGCATTCTACTACGTAGCGAATACGGAACATTGATACAGTTTCAACAAGATACTTTGGCATAATATAATCTCCAATCACTATAATCATTCTAAATAAGGTAAAGTGTTATTTTGCCTTTCGAGACAAAATGATTGCGTTTTCAAGAGCCTCCTCACCAAAGTCATTGGCGTAGGAGGTACAGATTGTTTTGGCTGAATCGAATAGAATCGTCGCTAGGACGATGAGGTCAGTATAATCGTCTGACATATTGATCTCTTGATCAATGCTCGCTTTGATACGCTTGCGAATTTCTTTTTGGTTACTGGTTAGGTTGATCATTATACATACCTCCTAATCTCCAGTATTTAGGAATTCTTCTTTTCTTTGAGCGGAGTAAACTTTCTCTTCAGATGTATCACCCAACCTTCTTGTGGATCATAAAAGGTGACATTGTTCTTATACCTTTCATCACTTGCTACGCGAGTGAATTCGTCATATTCCTTGAATGTCATAATATTCTTCATACCCACCAATTCTCCGGTTCAAAATAAATGTCAAATTCAGAATTAATTTTGTTTTTGGCGTAACGGTATGCAGCCAATGCAACAATTCCCGTTACGCCAAAAACCGCAAAGAAAGCTGCCTTCTTAGCGAGGTTCTTGACGTTAACTTCTTTAAGGTTTGAAGGCAGTTTCATATATTACCTATCAGCGGAACTTGATGCCAGTTTGTTCTTCAATCACACTAATGTCGATTGGCTTGGCTTCCTTGTTTTCCTTAACGTTGCTGGCTTCATATGCCTTGATCGAGCCATCCTTTAGATAGACGATCTTGTAAAGAATGACAGGAACAGGAACCTTGTGGGCGCCAATAGTTGGAACAAACGAAGAGTTATAGACAGCGCCAGTCACAACGTTCTTGAAAGGCATAGCACGAACGGCAGCTTCAAGATTCTTCCATGCGATGCGATTGACGTTAGGATACTGAGGAGTCATGTTGGTCATGAAAAACGTATCTGACATTTCTGTCTCATTAGCCGAGTCAGCAGCAGGAGTCATATGACCACGGTCAAACCCAGTATTGGTGTAGTCAGCTGGAGTAGGTGAGTTGGCTACAGCTGGGTCTGGCTTGAACGAGTCAACACGAGCAACCTTACCGTCCTGAACGAGTTCGGTCGAGAAGATATTGGCTTCATGCTTGGTATCGTAAACCGATGCGTAGAACGAGTGGCAGATAACCTGTGTTCCAGGAACAACGATTTCTTTACCGTTAGGAAAGAACTGGTCGCATGGAGATGCGAACGCAGCAGTAGGTAGCAGCATTGCTGCTAGAAACGTTACGGTCTTCATAGTATTTTTCCTTTTTTGTGGGTACAATTATTTAGGAATTACCATTCCTGACCGAAAGTCTTATCGGTGCGCTCATAGATTTGAAACCAATCGCACCCATAAGCAGGGCAGATATGAATCTGCTTAGGGAGATTATTGTCATCCTTCTCTCCACCCTCACCACAGACAAAGTAGACATTCCCCACTTTATCGGCAGCAAATGAGTGAGTAAAGATCTTCTCATATAGAGCAATCTTAGATTCAAGATCCTTAATCTTGGCACTCATAATTTCTTCAGGGTATACAATAGCCATTAGCCTCTCCTCATACGCGAAATTTCTTCAGCATCACTCTGACTGAAGACTGGAACCATATTGCTCTTGTGCATCGTGGCGATACCAAGAAGCTTCTCACCTGTGTAGGTGTTTTCTTTGCGAGCAAACTCTACGCCGATACCAGCCTGAGATGGATAAAGCTCGCGGTGATTCGAAACATACGGCTCGGGCATTTTGGTGCCGCGAAGCTTCGGCTTATATTTGCCCTGACGGTAGAGAATATATTCGTCCATCGTCTTGGCTTTGATGCCGTGCTTCTTGCATTGGCGCTTGTGGTCAAGCCAATCCATAGCGTACTTGTGATATTGGCTGTTGCTAAGTTTGTCTTTGCGCTTTCGGGTATTAGTCGTGGTGAAAGCTGGTCCCATAAGGTGCATCGTCATAGTCATCTCCTTATTATTCATTCTACCCTAAATTTGAAAAAAAGGAAAGCACTTTTTTGAAAAAAATTACTCCAATTTCAGGCTGCTGAAATCTTTTTTCGCACCAGCCTTCGTGGGCGCAGGTGGCGCTGGCTTCTGGAACCCTGACTCATGGATATCATGCTGGGTAGACTCAGCCAAATTGGAAAGCTGCATCTTCCCACGCTCGATACCGACGACAAACCGACGATGGAAGCCGACATCGTTATAACGATTCTTCAGCTGCTTAATCATAATCTGCTTGCTATCTTCCAGCTCCTCCGTGCTGATCAGGGCGAGGATGATATCAGCCGTATGGGCGATACCCATAGACTCAGAGGTGTTGGTCAGGTCAACGTCACTCGACCCATAGCCATCGCGATTATATTGGGTTGCCGAGACGATTGGCACATTAAACTCGACAGCCAACGCACGGAGCTCCTCAGCGATAGCCTTGATATAGCTATAGCTGTTTGTCGAGCCGCCCAGCTTGAGCCTTGAGGACGAGCAGATATTGAGGTAATCGACATACACCACATCAGGGGTAAAATTCTTCTTCAGCTTGAGTTCGTTGAGAAGATGACGGAAGTGAGCCGAACCCGCAGAGGAAGTTGGATATTCCTTGATGATCAGCTTGCCCATCACCTTAGAATTGAGCTTCTGAACCTTCTTGAGATAGGATTCTTTCGGAAGCTGATCAAGATCATCCATAGAGATGTTCATCAGATTGCAGTCGATACGCTTCGCGGTCTCTTCCTCTGACATTTCCATGGTGATGTAGAGGACATTCTTGCCTTGAGCCATGTTTGCAGCAGCAAAGTGACACATGAACAGAGACTTGCCGACACCGGTTGCAGCCATCAAAATGTTGAAGGTCTTACGCTTCAGACCACCCTTGGTGATAGCATTCAGCATATCAAGATCAAAGGGAATCTTTGATTCGGTGCGATGATAATAGTCGTATCGATCGGCGGCATTCTCCATAAAGTCATGGCCGATGTTCGTATCAAACGAAACAGACAATGCCTTAGTCAGAAGCTCAGGAATGGCACCGCGACCGATATCCTTCTTCTTATTGTCGATGATCTGAATTGAATCCATGATCGCGTTATAGACGGCACGATCCTGGCAATACTTCTCAGTTTCTTCAATAAGCCAGTCAGTGTTATCCGACTTGATAGAGTCGAGTCCTTCGACTCGACCCTTCATTTCCTTATACTGATCCTCAGTCAACCCCTTGAGCTTTTCAAGGGAAATTGTCATTACCTCCTTAGAAGGCAACCTGTTGTATGTTTCGATGAATGCGTTGACAATCTTAAACAAATTCTTCTCGGTGTCAGACGAGAAGTAATCTTGATGGATAAACGGGAGTGCCTTTCTTGAGTATTCTTCGTTGCAGATCAGATTGTTTATGATTGTTTCTTCAATTTTCATTCGCCATCCATGCTTTCGAGTTCAGAGTCAAGCTCAATATGAGTAGCTTCTTCGCTCATAATGCTGCTTGACCCAATGCAATACTTGTCTTCAACATACTTCTGAAACGAAGGAGACTGTAGCACTGGAAGCCAGAACGAAGAAGAATACGTATCGTTCATACGATAGTTCTTTTCTCCAATCTCACCAGTCTCCATATCAACCTTCTGATACCAGCCATTCTTTGGCTTGATCACATGACCCGAAGCAAGGGCGATGTCCATCAGACCAGACCACTTGCTGATACCGTCATCCCAGCTAACTTCAACAGGGATCTTGGACTTTTCCTTCACATAACGCGACTTCTCGACGTTGATGATGAAGTTATAACCGACGATCTCCGAACCTTCCTTTTCCTGCTGACGACCAATAATGAAAATATTGTCAGCCGAATAATAGATGCCTGTGCCGCCCGAGACGATAGCCTTCGGGAACATACCCTGTTCCATGTAAGTATGGTTGACCACGACCATAGGAATATCCTTGATATTCAGGTGAGGAGTGACCATACGGAACAACGACTTCAGCTGCTTGGCGCGAGTCATATCCGCAGCAGCGTTTTGATTCAGCGCATCCTGGACTTCCTTCTTAGAAGCAAGGTTGCCGACCGAGTCAATGACGATGATCACACGATCACCACGGTCAATAGCCTCAAGCTGCTTCATAACGTCAAACTTGAGCTGCTCAATATCCGTAATTGGAGTATGAAGCACTCGGCTAGTGTCGATCTTGAACGACTCAAAGTAAGCCTGAGGAGTACCGAACTCAGAGTCATAGAACATAAGGATCGACTCAGGATACTTATCCATGTATGCCTTAGCCATCATCAGGCTGAACGAGGTCTTGAAGTGCTTAGATGGACCAGCCCAGATGGTAAGACCAGGAGTCAATCCACCATCAAGTCGACCGGAAAGCGCGATGTTGATCGCAGGAACGCTGGTCGGAATCATATCCTTCTTGTTGAAGAACTTAGAATCAGCAAGAACTGCCGAATCCTTAATCGTTGTATTCTTACGCAGCTTATCTAGTAGTGCAGACATATATTCTCCTATCCAAAAAAATCTTCCAAACTTGAAACTTCTTCAGTTTGCCAACCAATTGCGTTGCAAACAATACTCAGTGGACGCAAGAAAGCTGCGTCGAATTGCCGATCATAGTCAATGTATTTTTCAAGCTCAAATTGCTTAGGTAATACATTTAGCACCGCGAAAACATCCTCTTGTAGAGTATTCGGGAGCTTCATGTAGCAATACTTGATTTTATCTCCATCGCTAATTAGATTATACTTCTTCTCCAATTTAAAGTCAAGCACTAACTTGTTGAAAAGCAATGCGCCTCTTACATGAATAGGTGTCCCAGAACGATAAACGCTAGTCTTAGACTGATAGTCAGTCAGACTAGAACAACCACGAGGAGAGGCAATAGTTTCAAAAGGAAGAGTCTTAAATTCATTACGGAAATTGTCAATAAACTGAATCAACTCAGACTGCGAACCCTGAATCATAATCCTCAGAGCTTCCTTAATCTTGTTGCGACAAATCTCAGGAGTTGAGGACTTGACCGCCTCGATGCCCATAATCTTCAGGTCAGGCTCTTTATAACGAACACCTTCGTTGTCCCAGACGTTCAGAATGTATCGCTTCTTGGCAGTCCAGATACCGCGATCAGCAATCGCCTCTCGCTTCATCTTCATATTCTGCATGTAAGCATTAGTTTCGTCAGCCAGTCTTTGGAACGTCTCGTCAATAAGTGGCTCCAGCTTTTGCTGGCAAACCTTATCCAAGAAATTGACGGTCGTTTCCTTATCCTTTCCTGGGCAAGCCATGTTGACCAGATCACCAAGGCGCAGATAGATTGAGTCGGTGTCCGAAGCAATCACATAACGCTTACCTTTTTGATTCAGAAGTTTGTTGAGGTAATCCTCAACAGCTGTGCCGACATATTGAATGCCGTACTGACCAGAGAACGTAATAGCCTCAGCGAACTGAAGCATATACCAGCGGAAGTAAATATTACCGACTGCGCCGAACAATGAGTTCAGAATAATCTTTTTGGCCATCTGCATATTATTGCACTTGGAAACTTCGGCGACCAGTCGCTTGATTTCTCGAGCATCGCCCGAGCCTTTGATCTTATTCAGTTCCTGCTTCGCTACACCAGTCTGCTTCTTCCACATGCTTCGGTCAGCATACATCTTCTCGACCAGCATCGGGAAGATGCCCTTCTCGGTCTTATCCCAAACTGTGCCGTTGGCGGCGATAGCCAGATTACCAACCTGAGCATTATCAAACAAATTCGGATTGATGCCTTCGTTCAACAGCTTTTCAATTGGAGGAAAGTTAGGCAGCATACCTGAATAAGTCTCGGGCGACATATTATACTGGACGATCAGGCTCGGATACAGCGAGTTGACGTCAAACGAAGCCACCCAGTCATGAACACCAGTAACTGGATCCATGACGAATGCGCCTTCAAACTGCTGGCTCTTAGAACCTCGCTTGGATGGATTGACTACAACCTTTCGGTCAAGCATGAAGTTATGAATAATGATATCCCAAAGAAGCACTGAAGTGAAACAGTCTTCAAGGTTAATCTTAGCATCATAAGCAATCGCGTAAGCCAGCTCAATCAGAGCCATCTTTTCGTCCAGCTTCTTGACCAGCTCAACATCTCGAACGTTGTATTCGATAAACTTCTGAGGATCTTTGACGCTGAGCTCGTGAAGATTCTCGAACTCAGAATAATCCATCTTGCGCTCACCAAGCTCAACATAGGCAATATGATCAAGGCGATAAGATTCTTGTTTGGTGTAAGTAAACTTGGTATACAGTCGCTGATAATCGAGGGTGGCAATACCCATGATATCATAGCTCTTTTGTTCACGACCCCACATCTCGACTGACTTATCGCGAAGAACACCCCAAGGCGATAGCTTGAGAGGATACTCATCACCGAACAAACGCTTCAGTCGATTGACGATATAAGGAATGTCGAAGAACTCAATGTTCCAGCCAGTAAGAACGTCAAAGTCAAATGCCTGCCAATCCTTGACGAACTTGCGCATCATCTGAAGTTCGTCATCAAACAGCTGAGCAACGACATCTGGACGGTGAGCCTTGTAAGCTACCGTCGTATAGACATAGAACTTGTCTTGGAATTCAATTGTAATTGCATTGATCGGCTTGTCGGCGCGATCAGGATGAGGAAAGCCATCGTTCGACTCAACTTCGATATCGAAATTGCAAACACGGATAGCATCCTTATCATAGTCAACCTGACCAGGAAAGTCATCGTTCAGATAGGTATAGACATACTTGTCGAGACCATAGATCTCGAACCCTGAAACATCTTCATAATTTCCGCAGAATTCTTTAGCTTCCTTGATTGAATCAAAGTCAACCTTATCAACCATCTTACCAGCGATGGTTCGATACTCAGGGTTGGGCTTCTTAGACGGAACGAAGAGATATGGCTTGTATTGTTCTTTCTTAGAAAAACGACGACCGTTCTCGAAACCACGGACGAAAATAATATTGCCGCGAACAAAAGCGGATGTGTAAAAACGCATGGGCACCTCATATCTTTCTATTATTCGTTATGCCTGATATCTGAAATAAAGTAAAGCACTAAATATCAAAGATTCTATTTAAAATTGGGAGTAATGATATGTTTGGAATGATCCCGTTTCCAGTAAAAATCATGGCTATTCTATTCATTGTTCTTGGAGCTTTCGGCTTCGGGTACATGAAAGGTAGTGCATACGCTGAGGCAGAACTACAAAGATTTGCAGCTAAGTCCGCAGAGAAAGTCGCTGAGTTAGAAAAGAAAAATACAGAAATTAGCGGCAAAGTAGTCACTCAGTTTGTAGACAGAACAAATACGATTAAGGAGAAAGAATATGTATATCGCGACATCGCTCAAAAGAGTGTGCCTAGCCAGTCTGTGCTTAGCAATGGCTGGGTGTTCACACACGACGCTAGTGCCACAAATGGTGATGCCGACGCCACCAGAGCTTCTGATGCGTCCCCCTCTGGAATTAAAGACAATGAAGCCCTCCTCACCATCATCTCAAACTACAGCCGATGCATGCAAAACAGCGAACAACTTATCGGTTTGCAAAAATGGATCAACGACAATAAATCCGCAGTAGATGAAGCAAATAAGAAAAACGGAGCCAAAAAATGATTAAAGATTTATTCAAAAAAATCAAAGCATTACTTGTTAGCGAAAGTCCTAGACTAATTGACGAATTTAGAGCAATCGAAGAAAAGACTGTTAAAGAAATCACTCCTGAAATTGAAAAAATTGCAGTGGAAATTAAAAACGAAGTCGTCGCTGAAGTTAAAAAGCGTGGCAGAAAGAAGAAAGTATAATGGGACTTCTATCATTTATCACACAAGAAGAAAAGATTGAATCCATGCAAGACCTTGAGCTTGCTAAGGGCAGAATTCAGCTGACTATCATGAAGATGGCAGCATTCGTCCTTGGTCTGATCATGGTTGCAGTTGTATTCATTTTCTTGATCGGTCTGTTTATGCCAAACAGCGTGATCGACAATAACGAAATCTTTAAGATTATTGGTCCAGCATTCTCGACGATCGTTGGCGCATTTGTTGGTGCGTTTGCAACTATGATGGGAATGAAGGTTACTGACTTTGATCCAAACGTCAAGGTTCAAGAACTAGGCAAGACTGATTACGTCAAGATCGCTGAAGCTCGCACTGAAGAAGCCAAGGCTCATTCGATCGAAATCGACAATGAAGCCAAGGAACTAGATCTGATCAATAAGTATCACGATTCCGACGAAGACCACGGACCACACTGAGGATTAGGCAATGACACAACTAACAGAACATTTTACTCTTGAGGAACTGATCGTTTCTCCAACCGCGAAGAAACTGGGTCTATCAAACACCCCAACTGCTCAGCATATTGAGAACATGAAGTATGTTTGCGAAAAGATCCTTGAGCCTGTTCGCGCACATTTCGGCAAGCCAGTAAAGATCAACTCTTCATATCGCTCACCTGCTGTCAATAAGGCAGTTGGTGGTTCGACAACTTCTCAGCACGTTAATGGCCAAGCTGTTGACTATGAGATTGAAGGAATTGATAATAAGGTTGTTGCTGACTGGGTCGCTGACAATCTTGAATTCGATCAGGTCATTCTGGAGTTTTATACTGCAGGCGACAAGAATTCTGGTTGGGTTCATACCTCGATCAAGAAAGAAGGTGGCAATCGCAAACAACGGCTGATCGCTACGAAGTCTAAAGCTGGCGGAACTGTTTACAAGCCTGTTGCTGACTTTGATCCATCAACAACAAAGGATGCTGGTGCACCAGTCAATCCACAGATTACCGATTCGGTCACTCAGGCAGCAAAGCCAGCAGTCGCTGGACTTGGTCCGCTTCAGGCTCTTCAAGCCAAGTGCGGAGTTGCTGTGACTGGTGTTTGGGGTAAGGAAACTTATCTTGGAGCCAAGAAGCACTTCGGTCTATCAAATGCTCAGGCAGCTCATTTCTTCGGACAGTGTGCTCACGAGTCGAATAACTTCAAGGCATTCTCCGAGAACCTGAATTATTCGGACAAGGGTCTTAATGGAATCTTCAAGAAGTATTTCCCAACGATTGCTTCTACCGCTGGTTATGCTCGCAAGCCAGAGAAGATTGCTAACAAGGTTTATGCCAATCGCATGGGTAATGGACCAGAAAGCTCTGGGGACGGATATAAGTTTCGAGGTCGTGGGCCAATTCAGCTAACTGGGAAGCAAAACTACGCCGCACTTGCTCAAGCACTGGATCGTCCCGATGTGCTAACAAATCCCGACGTGGTAGCGGGAGAACTGGCATTTGAGTCGGCACTTTGGTTCTTCCGTAAGAATGGTCTGCTAGCAATTGCAGACAAAGGTGTGACTGACGCTGTAATCACTCAAATCACCAAGAAGGTGAACGCCGGAACTATCGGTCTAGATGATCGTTTGAAAAAGACTAAGCAATTTGCTGCTTGGGGATAAATTTGAAGGGGGAGTTTAGCTCCCCCTTCTTTTTTACTTGGATGATTCGTTGATCTGAATTTTCTTTGGCTTATTAGCCTCAGGAACGATCGCTTCCAACACAATCTTCAGAATACCGTTCAGAAGTTCGGCATTCTTAATTTCTACATTATCAGCAAGAGTAAATTGGCGAGTAAATGGTCGCAGCGCCAGTCCTTGATATAGGAATTGTGGCCATGTCCAATTACCACCCGAGTCCTTCTCAGCAGGTTCGCCTGCATGAGTGTTGCCTTTGACGATAAGTTTGTCATCAACCATTTCGATTTCAAGATCTTGCTTACCGAAACCAGCTACTGCCAGCTCGATAGTATACTTGTTATCATCGATCTTCTTGATATTGTATGGAGGATAGTTTTGAGCAAGTTTTACAGTCTGCTCTGCGGCTTCTGATAGTCTCTTTACAAGAGGATCAAATCCAACAAAGAAACGATCGAAGTCCTTGAATGAATGATTAAAATCCCATGCCATAATTTTGCTCCTTATTAAGCGAGTTTCAGTTTTGATGTCCCATTAGGCGACATCGTTTTATTTAGGCGAACGGATCCGCTTCCGTGTGCTTAAATTCACGATTTGTGTAATCATTAATGTAATCTTGAATTTCATTGATTCTATCTTCAACAATCCAACCGTGCGCCTGATCGTCATAGTCATGCCGAAGAAACACAGTCTTAAGACCGTTTAAAGACTTCTGAATCTTGTCGATAGTTTCATCAGCCGATAGCATTGCTGATCGCCTCCACCAATACAGCCTGTTCTTCTAGATTGTTGTTGTCGAATTCTTGAATATCAAACATCAGAATGAAGTTGCTACGGATATTGTTAATCTTGCTCTCGCGACCGCGAAGCCAAGTCTCATCCTGATTGCTACCACGTTCCTTGTATCTTTCAGTGCGAACATCCTTATTTGTATTCAGATAGAACATGCTTGTTTCATAATTCTCAAAACAGTGCTCAAGGAAAGAAGAAGTCGAAAGGCGATCGCCCTCAAAAATGACAACAGAGTCAGGAGCAGCCTTATTCAAGTTTTCGAGAAACTTAATTGCCTGAGGCTGAACAGCCATGGACATTCGATCAGTGCCACCAAAGACCTGACCGTCTTCATACTTACCGAGGATGAAGATATTTCCCTTCTTGTGAAAGGGAACTAGCTTAAAACTTTCGTTGATCGTCTTATCGAAGCCATACTTTTCCATCAGCTTCTTCATCAACGTGGTTTTGCCACTACCTGGCTCACCAAAAATCGCAATCACCTGCATGCAAAAAATTCCTCTAATCCAGCTTTTGAAGAAACATCATCAAACATCCAATCCATGCGACTGATTGTTTTCGTGGCGACGTATTCGCCAAACTTTTCCTTATTAATACCATACCGCGAATCTAATTTAAAGTAAAGCAGTTCTTTCCTTGATTGCCATAATACATCCCAATCAATACCGTGCCAACCATCAGAAGCAACTTGTTTAATTTCCTCAGCCTGACGATCTAGGTAATATCCCAAGTAACGAGAAGAATGCGAGCGAAAGATCTTCTTAAAAGCACAAAGTGCAGTTTCCATCGTAAACGCATCAAAGTCATTCTTATGATCAGGAAAGCGACTGCGAAGTTCTGTCAGAATAGACTTCGACTCGCCTTCTAGCCATGCATATTCCTTTTCGGTCAGCTTCTGGTTGATCCAATCTTCCTTGCCCAAAGCATAGCACAAACCGTTACGATGGCTTTTACTTCCGCTATAGTCATTCAGCATAAGACTAGTCGGCTCAATGATAAAATCAGCAGTATGCTTCAGGTGCTGCATGTAAAACCATGTCGTGTAGCGACCGAACTTGTGATAGTTATTATTGACTACTTTCCAGAGATTGTCAAAGTTCTGGTTCTCATTATCACCATAGTATGACTCAAGAACTTCACGCTGAGAACGCTTGCCTATAAACTTCTGATAAGAAGCAAACATCGAGGGAAGATGGCCCTTGTTATACTTCGTGTCAGTCTGATAGCGGAGACGCTTGTAATTCTCAGTGTTCCACCATTCAATACGATCTACAGTCGCCAGCTCATAGTCAGGGAATTCGTTCTTAAGAACCCACGAAGTCGGCAGATAATAGGTGTTGCCGTAGAGCCAGCAAAGCCAGATGCGTTCTTCGTCATTATGCTCATATCGCTTATTCAGATAATTGGTGAGCCATACGGCAGGATCGCAATCTTTATATGCGACCGACCAAGCATACCACTTAATGAAAAGCTCACGGGAAGTGTTTGTCAAGAGCCAAATCCACCATCTTAATTACTTGCTTGTGAAGCTCATTACCCTGAGCGAAATGCGGATCGGGAATCTTATGAACACCGATGATACTACCAAGACGCTTTGCTTTGTCGAAAACTTCTTTTCCGAACTTGTCTTCCAGCTTGCGCTCGTTACTATCGTCCATGTAGAAAATGACATCAGCCCAGTCAACCAACTCTTGGCTGATAGGAGTTGAGCGAAGTTCTCCGGGATATCCCATTTCAACCAACGCTTCGCGCATCTTCTTGGCAGTTCTTTCGTTGCCCTTTGTATCTTTCAGGGCAGCACTCTTAACTTCCCAGTCAGGCTTCTTCGCTTTGAGAATAATTTCTCCAGCTGCACTACGATTGATATTGCCATGACAGACAAAGAGAACCTTCATAGCGTCTTGATCACTTCATAGACCTGAGCAGCCGTGACATTCTTAATGTCGTCAATATCAATATGCTTTCTGATATTAGCCAGACGTTCCTTAACTTCCTTGCGGCTGTTCGTGTCGAAGTTAGTATACTGATAGACCTGCTCGGTCTTGTAGTCATAAGTCTGGAAGTCAGGGAAAGCGAAATCGTTAGCCCAATAGATATCCCGAGGACTGACATCTTCCTGATTCAAAGCAGCATCCATGAATAGCTGACACCAGCGGATAGCTGATTCCATTTCAACCATATTCAGAGTGCCAGGGAAATGACGAAACTCGATGGTGTTGGTTTCTTCAAACATCTGGCGGAGATTAATGCCAGCGCGAGGAGAGAAATACCACATGCGACCCTTCTCAGTCTTTGGCGCATGTTCTTCGTAGAATTCCTGAGTAGTGGTAGCAGCAAGCATCGCAGCAACTCGCGACTCAGGCAGCTTATACTGGTGAGACTTCTTACGACGCTTCATTCGCTTCAAAGCACCCTGATATTCATCCTCAGTCATGCTGCCTTTGGTCGGAACAGGAATTGTCTCAACAATGTCGAACGCTTCTTCTTGATAGCGATCAATGTAGCGAAGCAGCTTCTTACAGGATTCAAGATCATCCTTCAGCCCAGGAACACGAATATGAATATGAAGGTTGCTTCGATAATTCACCAGAGCAGCAGGATCAAGAGCAGCATTAATTTCGGAGATATGATCAATCTGCTCCTGGATTGTATAGGTTGGCTTCGTGTTAATTTCGCCACCGTATGCATATAGCTCACCAACAGGATCGTTTGCAATGCCTGTGCTACTTACGCAGGTATTATCCTTATCGTTCCACTGAGCGCCAGCAGGCAGAGCACCAAAACGATAACAATTACCGTATTCAAGCTCTACGCCATAAGACCAGTCATCAATTGAAAAATTCTTCAAGGTCGCCTCCTGCATTATTCAAAACATTATCTTCATATGCCTTCTTAAAGGCGATGCGCATCTTCAGCCCAACTTCAAGAGCCTGATTCTTAGCACCAGGAGCTTCACGCAGGGTCACATACTTAGGATGAAGATCGCGCAGACGAATCATCGCGTTACGATTCTTTTCGGAAGTGCGAGTTGTCGAGCAACCACCAGGAGCATTGGCTTTCTTTTCAACGGAAATGAATTCACCGCTGTAGTGAAGACGCTTGCCAGTCTCAAGAACAGAAAGTGGAATATGGAAATCCTCAAACAATTCCATATCGTCAAACCGAATATTATGCCGAGCCATGTAATCACGATTCAGAAACGGAGCAGCACTTGGCTTGCCGTAGAAATATTCTTCCGGTCGTTCAAAAGAACGGAAAGCATTAGAAAGACTGCAGAATACGTCGCCTTCCTGGAGCCACTTCTCCATAAGGTCGAGGAATTCTCCACAGTCTGCCAGCTTATGATTCTTTGTCTTGACTACAGGGTCACGCTTGAAAAACGAAAGGTCGTCGTCAAGCTGACCGACCAGAGGACTAGTCGATTGTTCGATAATCCACTGACGAGTTTTGCCAATATTACCGATGCACCATTCAGGAACATCCACACGATTTGGCCAGTCGTGCTGTTCGTCTTTCGGACAAACAAGAAATACTCGATCCTTCCAGCGATCAGGGATCGAGTTAAGCGTATACTGCTTGCCTTCGCGCTTGAGCGTAGGAATATAAACCATCAGGTTGGAGGTCATTTACTGTCACTTTCTCTTCACGGATGAGATTTATTTCATCATCAATTGTATATACAACCCCAGCAATCGCTGGTTCGATTGAAAATGGATATTGTGTTCGAACAAGAACATCCTTCGTAGAACTCAATATAACTCCGTTATGTAAATAAGTAAAGCATAAAGGTCGCTTTCCGTTGCGATAGAATTTCATCTTCTTAGAAGAATGAAGCTCAATAGCAGAAATGGATGCATCTGGCCAAGACTCAAAGGCAGACTTGTTTTCTTTGACCGTATGGAAAAGAAGTTCGCTATCGTTTTTAGTTTCGCATTTATAGCCATAAAGCTGCTGCCACGATTCAGGCAGCTCTTGACTAATCACACCGTTATGAACCAAGCTCATATCTTCGTCAGAAAATGGCTGGTTATATTCAAGGTCACTGGTGCTATAACGACAATGACCAACCATGTAGAAATTGCCATCCTCGTTGATCATCGAAGAAAAATCAAGAGGAGCCAAAAACTCATCGGCTGGCTTTGGTTCTTTTAGAGTATGGATTTTGCCATCCTTAAGATACGACAACCCTGTAGCATGCATTCCGCGAATACGAGACTCGCGGAACACAGCTTTAACAAGTTCTAGATCTTCAATGGATGGAGACTTTATAATTGCCCCAATCACACCACACATCAGAAGAATGCCTCCAGAGCGGATGGTTCTTGATATGCGCTAGGATGATATTTCTTAACGACTTCCTTACCTAGCTTGGCTTCAAGGTAGTCATACCATTCCTGTTCTTCCCACATTCCAGGAGACACACCGTTCCAAAGATTACGCTGAAGGCGATGGTCTTTATTGTGGCGGCGATCTTCTACAAACTGGCGACGAGCTTCTTCATATTCATATGAACCAAGCTCAAGCATCTTTTCGCGGAAGTAACAAACCAGCGAAATACGTTCATTGGTCGGGTCGTCAGGATTGTTTAGAACGATAGGAGTATTGCCGTGGATAATTTCGTGGTTATTAACCAGAAGCAAATCGCCAGGACGAACGTTCACAGCTACGCGCAGCTCAGGAAATACCAGATAACCGCCAGTGTATTCACCAGTTCCGACAACCAGAAGATTGCTAAGACCATCGTTCAAATCACCAGCATCGCGATGAGCTGCAGTCCGGAAAGACTTATTCACAGTAATGGTAGTGAATACAGTTTCAGGAACAAGATAACGCGAATCTAGCTTATCAGCCGCAGCCTTTTGATTAGACCAGCGCCAAGGCAGAAGTTCCTTGAATCCGCGATTTAGAGACTGAAGGAAAGGATATGCCTTCTCAAACTTCTTAGGATACTTTTCGGTGTAGGCAGTTGCGCGACCGTAAGGAATACGAGGATAGCGGTCATACCAGCCAGCAACGCCAGAGAAAACCGACTTGGCATAGTTAGTCACGCTGATCCAATTATCGTGGACATGCTTAGCAGCCTTGATCTGTTCATCTTCAGTCAGCTTTTCAACCATAGCAACCCACTTGTCGAACCAGCCATGGTACTGCGGATATACAGCCTCAACCTGACTGCGAAGCCAGACACGACCACGAGTTTCGTCTGAAGGAGGATTGTTACCATGACGACGACGAATATCAGCCAAAGTTTCGTCATCAATAAGAGCTTCGCGAGGACGCATCAGCCAGCTGAGAACATCAGTCTCATAATCAGTCACCCAGTCACGACCCTGCCGACCTTCAGTCGACAACATATCGCCACGAGGACCAGCAGCCATGCCACGATTCTGGCTTTCGGAAGCAGCTTCCCTCAGCCCGACATAGGCTTGCTCTTGTTCTTCTTTAGTGAAGAAGTTTTTACGGAATTTGAAAGCAATTCGCTTTTCGTCTGGACCAATATCACAATTGGAGCAGTCAATTTCACACATAGCCTTTTGAGTGATATCACAGTCGGCAGGAAGATAGCCATCGCAGTCTTCGTTGATTACAATATCATAATGGCTTTCGTCTAGAAATTGACCCAGTAGATGTTCACAGTCATGTTTTTCTTCAGCAACAATGATCTTAACCATGCTCGTATCCTTCGCTTTGATTCATATTATATAGATAACCTGATTTGGATATTAAGTAAAGCAGTAATTAGTATTTCTTGCTACCAATACTATACTTTGCTACACAATTCCATTGAGCCTTGTTCTTGAATGGAATGATTTTAATGTGGGAAACAGGAACCACAGGGTCTTTGGTCTTGTCCGATAAGATCTTAATTAGATCCCATTCTTCAAGTAGATTGGCGATAGTATTACGTCTAGCCATATCGTTTTCAGAAAAATCAGTGTTCTTCTTGCCATCAAGGAGAAAGAGTTCCTTAAAGTGCATGATGTAGTACTTGCCTTGCTTGTGCAAAATGTGACATGACTGATACAGCGTATTATCCTTCTTGGAAGCAACACCGATACGAGTCAAAGTCTCTTTAACAAGCAAAAAGTTATCAGGATTTACTAACGAAATTTCAATCAGATCTTCAATCATACTACTATCCACCAATTTTTATTTTTTCTTTTATGGCGGCGATTTGGTCAGCAGACAAAACATTTAACGCTTCTTCAGCTCGACGCAGACTATACTTGAAATAAGCAGCCACCGCCTGAGCATCTTCAGAAACAACTTTCTTTGCCTGCTTTCTGAATCGCTTCCTTTTATTTATTGAATTCAAAAAGTAGTCAAATTGCATCTGAGCAGGAAGATCGTAATACTTATTCATTTCATTAGCATACAAGATACTATCCTCAAAATAGGACAGAGTCTTGTTAGTAATCCATGCGTTGTATCCCTTAATTTCTATTTCTGGGTTTGGCGAATTCCTAACGATGTCAACCTTTTCGTGGCTGACAGCGTTAGTAAAGTCAAAGGGAGACCTGCTCATTTGAAAGAACAGTTCACCATGATTTCAAGGAACGCAGCTGCCATATTGATTTCTTGGTTAGCCACGAATGCTGCCTGATGCTGATATCGAGCAAGAATAAGAATCAAATCTGGAATGCTGTTCGCCTCGATAAGATCATAGGCGTAGTCATAGAGATTTTTGAAAAGAACATCAGTGTCGACATCAGAGTTTTCGCCAACCCAACGGCGAACCGCAGGAAAATCCTTGCTCTTCAGGAAGCCAACGAGAGTCTTGAACGATTCCTGAGAGAAGTTAACAAGAATACCTTCATCAATCTTGCCAGTTACCGAATAACGCTGAATTTCGTTAAGAACACGACGCCAGTCAGGATAGTATTGAGTGATAACTGCTGCAATCACTTTCTTATCGTATTGAATACCTTCAATATCAAGAATATTACATGCACGCTTAAGGAACTGAGCCGCCAAACTAGGAAGATCAGCCTTCTTAATCTTAAAATCAATAACAGAACAACGAGAATGCAGAGGGGAGATGATTCTTTTTGCAAAATTACAGGTCATAATAAACCCACAATTTGTGGAATATTCTTCCATGAAATTACGAAGACCTGGTTGCACATGATTCGCGTCCAGATAATCAGCCTCATCAAGAATAATATATTTTCGACCACCAGTAAAACTGACCGCAGACGCATAACTAGCCAGAGCGTTACGAAGAGTTCCTTTGTCGGCGTTCAAAGAACCATTGATTACGATATAATCACAACCAAGCTCTTCAAGCATAGCTTTAGCGATTGTAGTTTTACCGCAACCTGCTGAGCCAGAAAGCAGTAGGTTTGGGACATTCTTCTGATTCACAAACTCTTGGAATGTTTTCTTGAGTTGATCAGGAAGGATACAAGTCTCAACGGTCTTAGGGCGATACTTCTCGACCCAAAGAAAATCTTCACTCATAATATATTCTCCATAATATAATAAAAAAGACTGGTATCGCGGTCGCAAAACACCTTCACGACCGCGATACCAGCCGAATCAAATCAAGCGAAAGTCGAATTGCTTTCAGTTGCAATCCAGTAGGTGCTGTTTTCGCTAGTAAAGCGCGAGATCTTCTTGCTCGACACTTCAACCTTATACTTGGTCGAAACGAGCTTCGAGAGATACTCAGGCTTGAACACGACAGTGAACGTATGATCCGAATCACCAATGGCGATATTGAATTCATCCGACCCGACATCCTTGCTGTTCACAGCACGGACATAGAGCTTGCCGTCTTCACCAACAATCGCAATTTCAGGCAGCTGGAGAATACCAGTCGCCTTCAGTACGGTGCCAAGAGCTTCGGGTGAAAGTTCAAAGGTCACTTCAGGCTCAGGAAAGTTAAGTTCCTTAGCAGGGGCAGCAACGAAAAGATTTTCGTCACAGAACCGATAAACAACCTTCTTATCGCCACCCTTGATCACGAGATCGCTAGAACGAATCTCAATTTCAGGGGCATCAAACAGCGAAAGGATGCCAAGGAAACGCGAAAGATCATAGATCGAAAATCCGCTTTCAAAGGTATCTTCGATCGTCGCCTTGGCGAGCAGAGTCTTAAGAGGCGAGATCGTCGCCAGAGTATTTCCGGGAGTAATCTTAATACTCGGATTAATCTGAGAAAAGCTCTTAAGAACTGCAATGGTACCGTCACTCAACTTCATAATATTCTCCATTCTTTAAGGTATCAGTCATTATTCGACTATTATCAGTGTACCCTGTTTTACAAAATAAGTAAAGCAAATTATGCCTTCTTACCCAACTTAGATGGATCAGCCGTAGCACTGACGCCGATCGAAGCAATGTCAGCCAGCGAACCACCGAACGTATACGAACCAGTGTGAGCCAGCTTAATCCAAGGAGCCAACCAGACCTTCAGACCAATTCGACGCGACCACTGACAGAACATGTAATCTTCTGACAGGTAACGATTCGAGTATTCAAATCCGAATGCGCTATTCTTGGTGTCGTCAACGAAAGCGATGATTTCATCAGGAGTTGCCGTAGGATTCAGGCGAAGGAACTCACGCATTTCCTTACGGATCTGGGCATGCTTATTGTCGATCAGAGCATCGAAGTAAGCAAGGATTTCGCGCGAACCGTCGAACGCAGCAGTGCGCACGTGGTCAGGCTTGTAGTGATATTCAGGATATGCATCGCGGAACTTTTCAAGAGCCGAACGACGAATCATCATGAAGCCAGTGCCCGACTCGAGAACTTCTTCAGGCTGATCGAGACGAATCTGACCCGAACCGTTGGCAGGGTTAAACACATAGTCACCAACGAACTTCTCAAGAACATTAGGATCATTGTCGGCAACACCAAGGTCACAAGCAGCCTTGATCTTTTCCCAGCTGATGCACTTCTTAGGATATGGCGCACAAAGAACGTCATATTCAGAATCTTCGCTCATCAGAGCCAGCATCGCGATGACATCATTAGCATCGAACGTAATGTCCGAGTCAATGAACAGCATGTGGCTGCAATCAGAACGAAGGAACTCATCGGCGCAATAGTTGCGCGCACGAGTGATTAGCGATTCGTTGAACAGGTAATAATACCGAACATTGATTCCGTAATGAGCAGCCATGGCTGTCAAATCATTCGATGCCTTGGCGAAAGAACCGTGGCACATACCGCCATACATTGGGACTGCGACTAGAAGCGAACGCTGACGCAGTGAATTGATGTCAACTGAAATTTCCATATTTTATATTATCCTTTGTGCTTTAAATCATGAACATACATTGCGATGATGGCGTAATGAATTACCTTCATCAAATCTTTACGCCAGTCAGCAGCATTGCCTTTCTGACCATAGCGTTGAGCATACTTGAGAATATTACCAATGGTAAAGCCTTCTCCATGGCCACCATCAATAATAAACTCTGTTGCTTGATAATTATTTTGGGAGTAGTGTTCACCGTAGGTCTTGTCGATATACTCGGTGATTTCTCGAAGGAGCTCGCCTTCGTTATATTTATAGTCGACAAAAGACGTCGCAGTAGGAAGAGTTGTCTTCAGAGGAGATGTCATAGCTTCACCTTTTTCATTTTCTTTTTCAAATACATGTCACGCTTCAGTTTAGAAAGACGATCATACATCGTCTTACCTTCCATGATGTGATCATATTCGTGCTGAAATACACGAGCAGTCATACCTTCAAATCTGAAGGTCTGAGCATTACCACCGACAAGATTAAATCTCGCCCTGATCCAAATTGGACGCTTCACCTTAACTAGCTGACCAGGAAAGGAGAGGCAACCTTCTTCAAGTTCAATTGTTTCTTTGGAATATTCGAGAATTCTAGGATTGATCACTAGAATAGGAGGCTCGCTCGCGAGCGCGAAGATTTGAAGAGGAACACCGACCTGATTCGCGGCAAGTCCAATTCCATTACTACTTAGCATTGTTTTAATCAGATCATCGGCGAATTCTCGAAGATCGATCTGAGGTGCGAGGAAATTAAACTTCTCACACGGCTGTTTCAAAATTGGATCATTACTATCAACTAGATTCATCTTTAACTCCATATTCCTTCACGAACTCATTATGTGCTTTAAGATTTTGTTCAGCGACCCAAGTAAGCGCATTCTTTACGCCTTCTTTATTCAATCGACCATCGATCATAGCAACCAGAATCTCAGCTTCTTGCTCTGGTAAAATAGGAAACTTCATAAACTTCTGTAGCCATTTCTCAAAGTCGTTCATGCTGCAATCCTACTAAAGTCTAATTTTATAAATATATCAAAGGAGTTTTTAAATGACAACATATTTTACCTACTACTTATATCACGTTCCAACAAAGAAAAAATATTATGGAGCTAGATGGAAACCAAATTGTCATCCAGACGACTTATGGCAAACGTACTTTACATCTTCATCTAAGGTGCATCAACTCATAGAAGAATACGGAAAGGATTCATTTGAGATTGAAATAAGAAAAACATTCACAAACAAAGTTGATTGTATTTCTTGGGAACATAATGTTTTGAAGAGATTGAACGTTCGACGTAAAGAAGAATGGTTAAACATATCTATCGGCAAACCTTCTTTTCTTGGTAAAAAACATTCGGAAGAAACATTAACAAAAATGAGAAAACCCAAAGGTACATGGTCCGAAGAACGAAAAGAAGCCAAAAGACAAGACGAATTAAATAAATTGGCAAACGGGAAAGTTATGCCTACTACATTTGGAATGAAATACAAAATCTCTAAAGTTTTGTGTAATAAATGCGGAACATATCATGCAAAAAACAAAATAAACCTACATCACAAAAAGTATCATTGAGCTATACGCGAGAAGTCCTTCACCTTCTCGAACCGAATGATATTGGTGAATTTGTCCATCATACTTTCTTTATGGCTGATAATGAAAACATTACTGTCACCAGAGATGCTTTCAATAATTGTAGCCAGCTGTTCAATACCATTCACGTCAAGAGATGAGTCAAAGATTTCGTCCATGATCAACAGATTGGCATTAGAACTGTTGCGCATCTTAGCGATTGCTCTCCAAGTAAAGAGGATCGCGAGATCGAGCTTTTGCTTTTCGCCTTCAGAGAACGAAGCATAAGAGAACACATCTCTATAACGCGACTTGATTGTTTCGTCAAAATTCTCATCAAGCTCAAATCCGATAGGAAGTTCCATAATCGCGAGATACTTGTTGATGAGTTTATTGATGACTGGGATATATTGCTTGATGATTTTTGATTTGATTCCGCCGTCCTTCAAAAGGAGAGCAGCAACATCAAGAACATTTTTATCGACCAGAAGTTCTTCGCGGAGTTTCTCTTTTTCTTTCCACTCAGCCTTGAGACGCTCAAGTTCTAGCAACTCATCAGAGTCGTCTTTGTCTTCGTTCTTAAGATTATTTAGTTCAACTTGCGCACCCTTTATATAGGTAAATCCGCTAGAAATATGACCGTTATACTCAGATATTTTTCTCTGAATTGCAGCAATATCCAATTGAACCCCACCAATAGCTATGACACGAGCATCTACTTCTGCTAGTTGAATTTCAAGCTGGGCGCGAGCATCCTGAGTTTCAGTCAGAGACTTCCTCTTGGCTTCAATCGTATCGTCCTTGAATGCATGATCAATACCCTGCTTGCAAGTAGGGCAATTATCGTTGTCATGATAAAAGGCGATGTCATTAGTCAGCTTCTTGATTTTGTCATTAAACGACTTGACAAGAGAAACCATAGTTTCACGCTTCTTATTGACAGCCTCTTGATCTGAAATAGACTGAACGAGGGCGATTTCTTCCGCCATCTTTTCTTGAATCAGAGCCTCATAGTCATTAATCTTTTCCTGAGCGTCTTTGATTTTGTCTTCAAGATCCGATATCTGCTTTTCGTTGCTCGTTTTGATTTTCTTAATCAGATCACGATAAACAAGGATCTTTTCTTTCAGAAGGTCAATTTGATATTTGACTTCCTGAATTTGATTCTTATTGACGCTAACCTTTTCCTTAAGCAGCGTGTTCATTGTGGTGAAAATCTGAATATCAAGAAGATCTTCAATAATCTCTTTACGCTGCCAAGAACCGAGCTGCATAAATGGAACGAAGGTCGAAGAGCCAAGGATGATGATCTGACAGAAGCTCTTATGATTCAGCTTCAGGATATTCTTTTCGAGAAATTCTTGATAATCTCTAGCAGCTGCATCCTGATTTAGGGCAACGCCATCTTGAATGATTTCAAACGTGTTCGGGCGAATTCCGCGACGAACCAAATAATCTTTCGTACCGATCGTAAACTCAACTTCAGTCACCAAGTTCTTTTGGTTGATCGAGTTGAGCAGCTGTCCTTTATTAATTTTGCGAAATGGCTTGCCAAAAAGAGCAAACGAAAGGGCATCAAGAAACGTAGACTTTCCTGAGCCATTCTGACCAATAACCAAAGAAGTTGGATGTTGGTCTAGCAGAATTTCAGTGAACGTATTACCAGTAGATAAGATATTTTTGTAACGAAGTTTTTTAAATTGAATCATGCAATGTTTACCGCTTCATTATACAATGTCCTGAAAAGCGAATCAAGTTTTGTCTTATCGACATCAGTCACCATACCCTCAATGGATTTATGGAGAACAGTCAAAGTATCGTCAAGGTTTTCTAGAATATCTTCGTCTTCGACCATATCGAGATTTAGATTGTCATCAACGATCTGAACGTGAATAGGATCTGACTTCTCGACTTTATCCATGAAAAGGTCGAACCAATATGGGTTGTTCTTATTCACAACAATCACTTTGACGTAAGTGTCTTTCAGGCTCGCAAAATCAAACTTATTGATTTCTTCTGCGTCTTTCCACTTAATATCGTTATACGTGATCTTATTAAATAAAGCAAGAGGATTATGCACGAACTCCAATTCAGTCGTTTCCGTGTCGAAAACGTGAAATCCTTTTTGGTCGTTATAATCAGACCATGTCATCTCATATTGACAGCCAAGGTAATGAATATTGCCACGACTAGACTTGTGGTGGAAGTGACCAGAACAAACAGCATCGAAACGAGAAAACGTTTCAGCTGTCATCCCGCCACTATGAACAGCACCACGATGCATCTCAAAACCACTGAGCTCAAGGTGACCCAGAAGAACATCAGCAGATGAATTTTCAATCAAATCCATAGACCTGTCGAAGTTGTCCGAACAGATCCATGGCATAAATGCTATCTTTTTTCCGCCGAGCATAACTTCCGTAGGATCAGAATATACTGTGATGTAATCAGCATATTCATTTAGCAGAAGCTGCGGAGAGTTTACTTCGTTGGTGTTTTTATAGAACGTGTCGTGGTTTCCGACGATCAAGTCCATGTGAATATTGTATTCAACTAGTTTATCAAAAAAGAACTTCCTGCAGCGATAAAGAGAAAGGAAGTTGATATATTTACGGCGATCGAAAATATCGCCAAGATGAACGATATGTGTAATATTGTTTTCAAGTAGGTATGGGAAAAACACATCGCTATAGAATTTATCCATAAACGAACTGAGTTGTTCGCTATCGTTTCTGCCACCAAAATGGGTGTCGTTCAGAAATGCAATTTTCATAATCAATCCTCAATGAAATTCTCAAGAGCCTTCTTTTCTTCCTTCTTCTTTTTGTTCTTTTGAATATTGTTCTCAAAAGTGGCGATGAATCTCTGAGTGTTTTCGTGGAATTCGGCAGAGATAATATGTCCGCCGTCACTATCCTGAGAGGAGAAGTTTTCGTTGTGAATCAGCATATTCTGCATGCTCTTGTATTTCACATACTGCTGCTTCTTTTCCTTTTGGATTCTATGAATAAAAGAATGCCAGACAATCTGAGTAAAGTACGAGAAGGGATTCGTTGACTTATCTGGGTTGAAGCTCTTAATATAGTGGATACAGTTCTCAATTCCGTCGCCGATCATCTCGTCCTTATACGAGTAATTCATGAAGTTAGGCTTATTCGATAACTTCGTGGCGATCTTGTAGAAACACTCTCCGATATAATTTGGGATGATTGGGATTTCTTTTTCAGCAGCTACTGCTTCACGACAAGATTCTATATACTTCTTCATCTCTTCATAGAATCGTTTATTGTCAATATAGTATACTGATGTTCTTTTCTTTGCTGCCATTCAAAACTCCTGCAATTAGGGATATATTTCATTCTACCTGATTGTTCATAATAAGTAAAGCAAAAAGTGACTGCATTTATTTTGCGTGTCTATGCAGTTAGTGCTTTACTTTTGCCAGAAATCAGGTAGAATGGGGATGTCCCCTTTGAAATAAACTTAATGAAAGTTCTTCTTGTCGAGTGGTTGACGCTTGATCAACTCCTCGAACATGTCCTTCACCCTTTCAGGGTCAAGAAATTCTTCTGCTATACGCAGACTTTCCTTATGTCTTTCCAGCAACTCAGCTTTCATTTCTTTATATGTGGGATAATGGTTTTGCCATATCTCTGCGTGCCGAGCTATAATCTCTGCCTTTGGCACAGTAATAGTCAACACGTGGCCATGATCAAAAATAGCCATCGGTGTGGCAGATAGAGTGTCATATGGCACGAAGCTATTTTTGTTGCTGTATTCATGAGCCAAGATTTGCATTGGTGCATATAGCGCCACATGCTCTTCATTATAATCAAGCAAAAGTCCAACGATCCGATCGTTGTTCACTAACCTAATCAAAATCGGTTCTTTAGGATCGTCGTTAAATTTTGACATTATATACCTTGTATGAAAAATTTTCAGAGTCATAAATCTTCACTCGTTCGTCGAAATGTTTCAGAGTGTAGTTTTTATGGGACTTGATACTTAGGTCATCTACCAGATCATATAATACAGCATGCTCTTTAGATTCGTGCTGTCGAAGCATACGACCGATAGACTGAAGGACTTTGATCTTAGATTTTGAAGGCGAGGCTGCAATCATGTGATGGAGTTTCTTAATACTTACTCCCGTCGACGTAGTTCCGAGAGAAGCGATGAGTATCGCGTTATGTTCTTCCTCAATCGCTTTACGCATATTTTCACGATCAGAACCAGAAACAGAACCGTCAATGTAAAACACATTGTCAGGACTGCTGCTAGAGATGAGATCGTTAAGAGTATTGCCATGATTAATGATACGAAAGAATACAAGTTTGTTGCCCTTCAACGATAAAGCGAGATTTTTGATAAACTCGTTTCTTGGCTCATATGTGGTAAGGAAGTCGATTTCTTCTTGGTACGTTTTGCCTTTTAGGTCTCTGGCGATTTGCTCTGGATATTTTAAAGTGATGCACTTGATTTTGATATCAGCAACATGCCCCTGATCAATCAGTGCACGAGTCGTTGTGGTTTTGTATTGGGCACCAAAGAGACCTTCAATAGTAGCTTTATTTAGCTCGATATTATCAAGCGTCCCAGTCGTGCCGAAACGATATGGTGTATTTTCCATATTCGATAGGATCTTGATAAGAGTGGTAGCCTTGGCGCCATGGCATTCGTCACCGATCACGACTTCAAATTGATCGTACCACTTTTTATTGATTTTGCTTTTACCATTATCCAGAGACTGCCAAGTGGTAATGACAACATCAGCATCAATATCGTGATTCTTGGATAGACCGTCAGTTGATACATGGATATTGCCCTTGTATCCGTATGACTCAAAATCTTTCATCATCTGAGTCACCAGACCGATAGTCGGAACGATGATGAGAGTTTTCTTTTTATACCATTGAGTGATGAAATAAATCATCAGCGACTTGCCTGAGCCAGTCGGAGAAACCAGAGTTCTCCTGCGCGAGCGAAGGCATTTTACAGTAGCGTCCACCTGATAATCTCTAATTTCAACCCAGCTAGGAAGATTGAGAGAAGCGATCATATCCTCAACCTCTTTGATTGAGATATTATCGTGAAGCAGTTGTTCGTCGAAAGTAAATGAATATTTGCGCTGATCGCAGAATTTTTTGACTCTTTGCGATAGACCGCAGTAGACCAATCCAGTTCCGCGATTGACCAAAGAGATGTTTCCGTCCCACATGCGCGATTTGTATTTTGGGTGGAAGCGGTAGTTTTCCGCTTTCCATGTCAGTGCATCCGCAAGTTCCGCAAGAATGCCACGGTCAGCCACGACCTGACACCAAGTATGATTTATGAACCTTAGATGCACATCACTCATTAAAAAACACCATTCATCAATTTCATGTAATTAATTGCGTTGGAAATTTGGAACCCACGAGCTCCTACTGTTTTGATAATCGAGTCAAGGGTTGACACCTTTTCTCGTTGAAGACCAATCTTAAGAGACAGCTTTTGAATTTCTTCATCAGCGTCAATATGCATATTCAAATCGGCTTTCAGAATCAATCTAGGATTCGGTTGCCAACCCTTTTCTTTGATAGTATCAAGATCAAGAGAACCAGAGAAATATTCATTCTTCAGTTTATATAGCTGTTTGTATTCAGCCTCCAAACGAATGAGTACCATACGTTCTACAGTATAGAGTTTAAGATACTTGCTGTGAAGCAGAGGAATCTTAAGAGCCTCGTTATCTAGATCGGTTTTGCTGATTTTAGAGTCTTCAGACCAGTTAGCGAAAATTTCATCAAGAGTCATAATATATCCTTTTCACGGTTACATATCGTATTCGTACTTGTAATACCTATATCTGAATTCCATAGATGCCGTGATGTAATTGATATCAGTCGCATCTGTATATAGCTCAAATCCAGATAGGGTCTCTGGTAGAACATCGTAGAAATTGATTTTGACATTTGGCTGCATATTGCTGTTTAGAATAGTGAGAGAACAGTCAGAATATACAGCATTTGCGTCATAGTTCGGCTTCTTGTATATTACCGAAGACTTTTCAAAATTGTCTGGCTTACCTAGAGAATAAATCCAATCATACATTTCGAAATAGCCCTTGAGGTTTTCGTCAAGTTTGAATGTGATCTTTAATGGATTGTATTCAATGTGGTCGCCAGGAAGATTGTTTTTGACAAACGGATTTGGCTCAAACACATTAGGCAGGGACACCCCAGGAAAGCTAACCTTCTGAATGAAATAGTTGAAGTTGGGCGAACGTGGAATTTCAAACTTAAATCCAACTTGCTGCAGGAAGTTAATGTTTGTCGGGACTTTGTCTAACGCTGCCATTTCGTTCTCCGTTATTTCATTCTACCTTATTTATTGAATAAAGTAAAGACAAAAAATGGGGCGGAGATTTCTCCCCGCCCCAAATTTCACACTCAATAATCCGAAGATTAGAGGATGTTGTTTACAAGCACACGACGGTAGTAAACGTTCACGTTCTGAACGAGAGTACCATCCGAACCAGTTGCACCACGCGAGAATGGGTTCGCGACAACGCCGTAACGTGTCTTGAAGCCAATCTTAGGCTGGAAGGTGTCCTGACCGACAGCACGAACCATCTGTAGTGGAACGTATGGGCAGTAGAACAGACCAGCGTCAAATGCGCTCGAACCCTTGTAACCGATGGTCATATAGTTACCAGCAGCATATGGATCGATATAAACACGCATACGACCGTTAAGAACACCAGCGAAGGTATTGCCTGTGTCGTCAACTTCAAGGTTGTTCGAGTTTAGAGCAGGAGCATAGTCAAGAACACCAGCCATCTGAAGGGCAGAAGCAACGTCTGACGAGCAGATGATGATATTACCCTTACCACGACGAGTAGCCTTGGCGATTTCGTTAGCTTCACGCTCAACTTGGAACATCAGACCCTTGAACTTTTCAACTGACCAACGACCGTTTGAGTCGATGTCGAGGTCGAAAGTACCAGCAGTTGTGGTAGCAGCAGCACCAGCTGTAGCAGTCAGGTTGATAGTACGAACGATTTCGCGGTTGATTTCAGCCAGAATTTCAGCCGACAGAATTGTCGACAGTTCTGTTTCAGCGTCAAGACCGTGAATTGCCTTGAGATCCTGAGCCAGTTCGATTGTGTATTCAGCCTTCAGGGCACGTGTCTTTGCAGTCACGGTTACCTTGTCGATGCTGAAAGCCATCTGGTTGAAGTCAACGTTCGAAGTCGAACCCAGAGCTTCACCCTGTGCAGTGTTTGCACCAGAAGCGAAGTTATATGTGTTCGAGTCGCCTGAAACGACAGTCGCGGTGTTAACACCGTAGATGCCACCCCAGTTACCACCAGTATTACCGATAGCAGCGTTACCAACAGCAGCCTTACCATAGGTCGACTGACCAGTGTTAGCTTCGTAGTAGAATGCGTTAGCACCCGACTGCGAGTCATACTGTGGACGCAGAGCGAAGATAAGACCAGTTGGACCAGTCATTGGCTGAACACCGCAGATGTCGTAAGCGATCAGGTTTGGCATCGCACGACGAACCAGCGAGATAAGCACTGGGTCGTAGTTCTGAACACCACCAGCAAGCGAAGTTGCTAGAGAGCCTGAAGTTTCCGACAGAAGTGAAGTTTGGCCACCCTGTCCAGCTTCTTCCATAAGAGCACGCTCTGTATTTTCAAGAAGCTGAGCGATTGTTGCACGCTTGTGGCTATCTTTGATCTTTGGAAGCTCAGGGTGTTCTAGAATTGCACCCCACTTCGTTTGGACTTCTTCATTGAGATTCATTTGTTTAACTCCCTATTTCCTTATGAGTTGTATTTTATTTATTTTTTTACAGTTCTTGAAATTACGTCAGCATATGCTTTCATATTCGAAGGAACAGAAGAAGTTGTTTCTTCTTCAATATCATAACCTTCAGTCAGAGGCTCAGCAGCAGTATTGCTTGGAGTCTTTTCTGAGAAGTAGGTTTCCTTGATCGTTTCGACCTTTGAGGCAAAGTCGTCAACATTCGTGTAACTGATGTTTTCAGCTAGAGAAAGGAACTTCTCTTTCTGAGAAACGGTCATGCCTTCAGCCATTTCGGCGACAAGGTCGGTAATTCGAGTTTCTTCCAGTTCTTCCTCAAGAGCGAGATTCTTCTCAACTTCTTCAGTAACGCGAGCCTTCAGAGCCTCGATTTCTTCTGCCATCGAAGACAGAACGTCTTGACGATCATCAGAAACTGTGATATAATTATTTTCGAACATTTCCTTCAGACCAAGCAGCATTTCTTCTGCCATTTCAGCCTTCAGACCATTGTCTACAGCGATCTGGTTTTGTTCGACCCATTCCTTAGCGACATATGACATATACTTGTCAACTGATTCAACCATTTCATTGTGAACCAGATCAATAGCTTCATCAAGAGCAGCAGTGAATTGCTCTTCAAGACGTGTTTCGATAATAGCAACTCTTGAGCTCACAGCAGCTTCATAAACGGTTGAAGCCTTTGCCATCAGTTCTTCAGAAAGAACGTCATCGCCGAAGATTTCAGAAACGTCTTCCTTAGCAGCAATTGCGTTAACATGTTGCTGAGCTGGCTTTGTGATTTGAAACTTAGGAGCATGCGCATCTGTTGGTGACAGGTGAACAGTTGCAGGTGTTTCGCCAGCCGACTTATCTGCTGAACGTGAATTATCTGCGCTAGTGTGAGCGTGATAAATGTCGAACAGTTCGTCCTTACCACGAGCTTGAAGATCGTGCATAAGAGCAGCGAGAACTTCAGCCTTAGTGGTCATTGAATATGATGTTTCGCCAGCTGACTTGTCAGCAGTGCGCGAAGCACTACCATGGATCGCTGGCTCAGGGAGAATCCCATTACCTGATGAAGATGTGAACTCGTCGAGTTGACCGTCTTCAACAATTTCTTTTCTTGCCATTGTTTACAACTCCTTGTGGAAATCTTAATACTATTTATGTTTTTTTATTTTCTAGACAATTTATTTAGAAATTGCTCGAAAAATGCGATACTATTTTCGTTAATGGCAGAAACAGTCATTTTGTTCATTTGCTTTTTCGCAGTTTCAACAAACTGAGCTGCTCTCCAGGATCCTTCTGCTACATCATAGACCCATTCAGTGTTTTCTAAAATACCACGAACGAATGCATTTGGGGCTGACGGATCAGCGACAATATCAGCAGCAGTTGCTAGCATGAAGTCGTCTTGGACTTCCATGATTCCGTCTTTGTTCATCTTGATAGAACCCATGCCTCTCGAAGAAACTCCAAGATTTGCACCGTCTTCAATAAGACCCTTTACAACTTCACCCATAGGAGTAGAAGTAATTTTTGCACGACCAATGAAATTCGAACCATCGCGAGTTAGCGATTCGATCATGTGCGAAACACGATCAAGATTAATCGTTGGTCCTTGTGGGTGATTTAACTCACCATAAGCACGCTTTTGGTTAATATAATTTTCAGTATAACGTCGAACTTCCTTATCAAGAGTTTCAGCACGATACATTCTGCCGTTGCGATTCTTGATATCACCCATAAGGAAAATGCCTTCGATGAAAACGTTCTTCTTGCCGTCTTCACGAGCTTCCTTGATGATTCTCACATCTTCAATTGTTTCTGTAATTAATAGAGCCATTTTAGTTATCCTTATGACATAGCTTCCTGACCGATGATGTGACAACCAACGTTAGCACCAGATGCGGAGCCAGTAGTAACAGCAACAGTCAGAATGTCTGGAGTAGCGCCAGCAATGGTATTATACAGCGGGAAGAAGTAAGAAAGATCGATCTGCTGCAGACCAGAACCACCAGCAGGAGAAACGAAAGCTAGAACAACTTCACCACCAGTCATGGCTGTAGCAGAAACGTCTCTTTGAGCAAACGAATAAGTCGATCCAAGACCTGACTGAACGGTACCGATATTAGCTTGAGCGATCGTACCAACATATGTGTTAGTTGAAGCTGTATTAGCTAGAGTCGCCCAAACAGCGCCAGTTAGAGTAATTGGAGAAGAAGTTGTGCTAGCGATCAGTTCAACTGTGCAAAGAGCGTCAGCTGTGATAACTAGAGTTTGTGGAAGTAGCTGACCACGATTGATTAGACCGATTTGATATGGCGTGCCTGTCATAGTCGCTGTATTAGCAATTGCTGCTCCGGTAACAATATCACCAAAAGTAATTACTGTAGAGTTACTTCCTGTAATACGACCAGACAGACCTTTGCTTCCTTGCGATGGGAAATAGATATGACGACCAACTAGAGCATTCGTATTTGCAGCACCAATTGCAGCACCAGTGTCAAAAGAAGTATTTGCTGTTCCAAGAACAATTGCAGTAGTATTACTTGAAGCATTTGCTGCGTTAAAGGTGGCATTACCCGAAAGCTCAATAACGCCCATTGGTCTCGATGAGATAGAAAGAATTGGGAATCTAGTATTTGACGAGGCGACGGTTCTACGAGGAGTGGTTGGCGCCATACCATATGAATAGGTAAATCCACGCTGACCGTCTTGGCCACCTTCAACAATCACCGAAACACCCCAGTGATACATGTCGTTTGTGGCAGCAGTTGCGCCAAGATTTCTTTGCTCGTAACGAACAGGAAGGTTACCAGTTCTTGCCCAAGGACCAGCCTGAGTAGGCAGACCACCAACATTTGAAGGACCAAGGTTACCGTAACCAATATAGTTTAGAACAACCCATTCACCGTTAATAACTACGCCCCAGCGAGTCATACCAGCGCCATACCAAGTATATTCCATCCAGATCATCTGAATGCGAGTCCAGTCTAGGCTGTTAATTGTAGACTTATCGCCATTCCATTGTGGGAGTGGGATACGCGTATCTGAAGGGTTGCCAGAGTTAACACCATAATTTGTTAATCTTGACGACTGAACGTCAGAACGAACAACGCAGAACATACCCGAAGGATTTGCGCCAATCGAGAAATTATAGTTTGTGCCAGTTTGGCTAGTATATGCAGGAGAGCTAAGAGCTACAGCCGTGCTATTGATAACTTGAGTTACGGTGACGTTTGCGCTAACATCAAGACCAAAACCAGAAACTGGTGTTCCGTAATAGAGATTTGATGTGCTCGAAAGACCAGAAAGGATATTGTTTCCTGAGGTCAGATTACCTGTTGAAGTGAAGGTAGTTGCTGTAGCGACAGGATCGCCCTGTTCAAGAAACATACCGTTACCATCATCAAAGAATCCAACACGCTGACGCTGATTAGCCTGAGCAGTGCCAAAGTTAATAGCTGTAGACATGACCATAGTCTTGCCTGGCTGGTAACGATGATATGGGCGAGTTTGGCGAATCGTTACATCAGTAGCGCCAGTAGACAGACGCATACGGCATCCGCCCTGTCCTGGCATGTGAACAATAGATGAGTTTGACCCAGGAGAAACGATATAGTTTTCCCAACGCATTGGCTGGGTGCCATATTCAAAGTCAGCTTCGTAGATGTTCTGGTGCCTAGACGTTCTCATACGTCCAAGGTTATCCATTGATCCGAACAGTGGTCCAGTAGTAAGTGATACTGGATCAATAGTAGAAGTTGGTGATGGCTTTTTGAATGACATATTAAATCCCTCTGAATCTTTTTCTATATTTAGTTGTTATTCAAAATCACCAGACAACAGCTTATTGAAGACCAGAACCGTAGCTTCCTTCATGGTTTTCTTAGCACGAAGTGTTTTGAAATCCTGAGCGTCTAATTTACCGTTATGATTAACATCAATTTTCTTCTGGTTGCCAATTAACTTTTCGTCGAGATCTTCAAGATCTTCATTCACTGATGGCTTCTTCTCAGCATTCTGAGTTGGTGCAGCTTGATCAGCTGTACCTGAACCATCAGGCGATTGATCTTTCGACATCATTTCATAGAGCTTGTCAACAACTTTTGCACAATTCTGAAGTTCGCTGCTTAGAGCGTCAGGAATTGCTTTATTGTCGTCGAGCATCTCATAAGTTTCAGCAGCCTGAAGAGCGATACCTTCAAGAAGGCTCTTAACGTCAATTCTTGACTGTTTGAAATCGTTGGTCGATACAGAATTCATGCCCAGAGATGGACTGTCCGAAGTGGATGGTGAAGAGGCAACGCCAGGATTCTCTGATTCTTGAATGCCAAATCTTCTAGCAAGAACTTTCGAAAAAACAGTTTCAGTTTCCTGAAGACCTGATCCCATATCACCAGAAGTACCACTTGACTTTTGGTCTTGCTTGCGTGAAGTATCTTTCTTGATCTTTGCGCCTTTAAACACATCGTCGCCGTTTCCGTCGCGATCAGCGTGAGGTGTAGTACCTTCAAGATCGTTAGTCGAATGATATGCTGTTTCGCGCTCAGCGGCAGGTCTTGCACCCTTGCTAAGATATTCGTTAGAATCTTTGTCGATGTGTGCTTTATTACCAGCCATTATTCGTCCTCTTCAGTTTCTCCGAAACGCTGGCCAATTTCTTGCTTTCTGGTTTCTAGAGCTTGATTAATCTTCTGTCGCATTACACCATCAAATGCTTTCTCAAGATCAGCAACATCACCCTCAATAGAGTGGTTTACTACATCTTGAACTGTATAATTTTCCGTCATGATCATCATCTCCTATTTATAAATTAAAGTTGCTTGGCAGATTATCTTCGTTACCCTTTGCCTTCTTTGTAGGCATTCTTCGGGTAAATGGTCCACTCTTGCCTTGCACGATTTGAGCTTTTGTTTCTTGTGGTGGTGGAGCAGACTGATCATCTGGTTGGGGCTGCTGACTTTGGTCAGGTAGACCAGCAGCACCTTGTTGTTGATCAGGCTGCTGTTGTAATGGTTGTCCATCTGGACCAAGACCCTGTGCAGCCATAGCATTAGCTTGATCAGCCATTTGCTTTTGTTGGATCTTTTGATCTTCTTCCATTTGCTTTTGAATTTCTTCGATGTCATTATCTGACTGCATAAGAACGTTTCTCTTGACCCATTCTTGCGAATAGAACATACCAAGGAACGGTTGCACTAATTGAAGAACATTAAGACGATTGGTAAGAATTTCACTATCTTTTAGTTCTGCGAAATAGTTATCGCGAGCATAATCGAAGTGAATCTTGTCTTTGATTTGATCCCAGTCGTCCTGAGCAAATACCTTCTTCAGAATCAGCTGCTTTTCCAGAGCATTGAGCAGAAGATTTGAGAAACGAAGTCTTAGGCGATCGATAAACTTCTGGAACGAAAGTTCGTCGCGAGTAATTTCGCCAGAACGACCAAGGCTGAATCCTGAAGTTTCTGGATTGATTCTTGAAATAGGAACATTAAGAGAGCGATATAGTTTCTTCTCAAAATATTCAACGTCTTCCATCTTACCAAGATTCTGGCCAGAAGGAAGTGTGGTAATTTCTGTGCCATTCTGACCTTCGCGGCGAGGAAGCCAATAGTCTTCCAGCATGGTCATAAACTTACGATCATCACGAACGTCGCCAGTTGATGCGTCATAGATCAGACGATTCTTGTGTTTCTGCATCATATCGCGCATGTGCTGCTCTGCCTTCATCTTAGGCATCTGGCCAACGTCAATGTAGAACACGCGACGTTCGGGAGCACGAGAGATACGATAGATAACCGTAGCATCTTCAAGAATGCGCAGCTGGTTAAGTGGCTTGATTGCTTTATGGAGATATGACAGAACGAGCTTGCCGTCCTTATCCATCAATCCAGAAGTGCAGTGTAGAATAGCATCAGTAGAAATTCTCAGCCCTTGGTTATCCATACCAGTGGAAGCTGTTGCCTTGAATCCCTTTTCGTTATAAACGTAGAACTCAGCAGTATTTCTGTTGATGTAAACTTTACCCTTGCGCTCGCGCGAGAGTAAACGAACTTTACGAATCTTTCTTGGGTCAATATAACGTAGCTCTTGGATACCACGTTCCGGATCGTTTTCGTCGATCATAATATGATAGTAAACTCTACCGTCAACATACCAGCGACGGAAAATTTCATATCCATAATTGTTGAAATTCAGCATACGAGTAATGTTGCTGAATTCTTCGTTAATGATCTTTTTGATCTTGTCGTTAATTTCTTTGATGTCGTCGAGGTTGAGGGTTACGATTTCTTCCGTACCCTCTTTAACGATCGCTTCGTTAGTAACCTCGTCGATTGCTTTTTCACATTCTGGCTGAAGAGCCATTTCGCGATATTTTACAACCAGTTCTGCCTCGGTCTTGGCGGAACCTTCCATATCAAGATATGTACCGTAGGTCCCGCCAGCCGTGACAACCATCGCACCATCATCAGTCTCTTTCGGAGCAAAAGAAACTAAGTCAAGCTGGTCTTTCTTTCTCGCAATTTCAAATCCAAATAGCTCCATGAGCGGCTGTCCTTATCAATTAATCATAATATTTAGGCTAGTCTTAGACTCCGCCAGCATTACCAGTATTGCCGTCTGTAACTTCCCAATAATCGTATACAAAGGTAACGTCGAATGTTTCGAACTGGTTAGTAGCACCCCAATCAAGACGGATTGGTTGGATTTCTGCAGGATATAGACCATTGAAACGATAAGTGCGAACAGTAGTGCCAGCCTTGCTCAGTTGGTTGACAGTAGCTGTTGACTTATAGTTTAGCTGTGATCTTGTATTTTGAACCTTCTTGTTGATCGCATCTGACCACTGTTCAAGAGCGTTACGAACCTTGAAGTCTTCATCGTTCATAATGCGCACTGTCCATGCGTCATAAGTGCGATCGCCAGCGAAGTGGACGATACGACCAAAGTAAGGGACAGGAATGTCCCCTAGCTTTGATTCAGGGATAGAAGTTGCACTAGCCAAAAACTGAATTGCGTTATCAGCTACGCTGTTCACTGGGTTAAAGATATTAACCGTGAACAGTGTAGGTCTTGCGCCTTCAAATTGAAAGTTAGCTCTTACTTCGTTAATACTGAATGCCATGTTTATTGCTCCTTAAGATTAGAACTGGCCAACGATAGTGTTGAAGTCAACACCCGTACGAACAGCCACGAAGTTAAGCTGGATGAAGTTAATTGACTTCGCTGGCTTAATGTAGATATCGCCTACAAACTGGTTCGAGTCGATAATCTGAGCCGTATTGTTTGTTTCGTCGCAAACAACACGGTAGTCATAAATACCGCGACGACCCTGAACTTCTCTCAGGTAAGGATCAACAAGATTCTTAAATTGTGCACGAGTGAAGGCATCGTTAAACTCAAACAGACTCGACTGAGCTGCTTTAGAGATAGCCTTTTCGAGAACAATAAACAGACGACGGACATTGATTCTATCAAACGCTGATGGCTTGCCGTACAGGGTCTTGTCTCCATAAAGAACAGTGCCCTGACCTGGGAAAGTAATCACAGGATTGACGTCGTTCTTGTACAGAAGATCGCGCTGACCTTGGTTTGGATTGAATGCCAGTTTCACAACGTTCTTGATCTGACCACGGTTAAATCCAGCAGGTGACCACCAAGCATCACGAGCGAAATCGGTAGCAGCGCATAGACCAGCGATGTCGCCGTTCAGCGGAACCCAACGATAAAGATCGTTATACTTGTCGTATTGATACTTGTAGTTACCATCCATAAAGGCATATGAGCTATTATAGGTGATGCCAGAAAGACCAGTAGAGTTACGGAAGTTTACAGCATACTGTGAAGGATCAGAGTTGGTCACGATGCTCGAGTCAGGCGAAACGAACGCAACGCAATCTTTACGAGCTTCAGCGATATTGCCGATAATGTAGTTGGAAAGAAGACCAACGCCATTGGCTTTACCTTGCATGACCAGAGAAATATCAACTGTTTCTTTGCTGCGGAACAGGTCATATGCTAGAGCGATAGAACCAAAACCGATCGAACCTTCAGCAGTACTATCAACACCAGCAGCGAAGTTGGAGCTGTATGGAGTTGTTGTCGAAGAGTTAGAAATCGCGTTAGTCAGACCAGAAGCAGCACCAGAACGATCGGCACCAGCATAGATATACTGCGATGTCAGGTTAAGAACGTTCTTGTAGTATGCAGTCGAACCGTTTGTCTGCTTAGCGTCAGTTCCGCGAGAAAGACCAGCAAACACTTCAAGAATATTGCCAGTCGTACCCGTGAACTTACCACCATTGTCAACAACAACGACGTGGATTTCGTCCTGAGTTGTCAGACCCAGATTCTGTGCATAAACAGAAGTACCAGGAGCTTTTGGAACAGCATTATAGTATTCCCAGTTGCGCTGGACTAAGTTAGAGTTAGCGACAGTAAACGTGCTAGAAACAGCCAGAGAGAAAGGAGTGCTAACCGAAAGCGTAACACCGTTTGAATAAACGTTGCTGCCCTGAGTTGTTTCAGCACCAACCGGACCAGTCTTTGCAGTAACTTTCAGGTATTGATATCCGAGAGTAGAGTTACCTGCTCTGATATAATCACCAACAGTAATCTGACCTAGAATGCTAGTAGCTAAGGCATTTGCCGTTCCAGCAGCACCTGCCGAAAACGCATTGATCGTAACAGTGTTAGAACCAAGCGTAAACACAACAGCAGCGTTAGCAGCTAGGTTTGACGAATAAGCATTGGCGCTATCGCATACAGAAACTTTCAGAGAGTTACCGAGTGCACCAGCATATTTCGCAACATATGAAATGTTAGCGTCAAGAGTGGTTGCGTTGAAATCGTCAATATTATCTAGCTGTGGGTTGCTGCTTACAGCGCCAGTATTTGCATATGAATTCAATGCTGCGGCGTCATAGGCGCGAACGACATAAAGTGCGTTGCCATATGCTAGGAAGTTTGCGGCAGTAAAGAACGATTCAAAGGTATTAGCGTCTGGCTTACCGAATGTCTTTACTAGGGTGTTTTCAGAGTCAATAAGAACTCTTGTAAATGCTGGTCCCCAAGGAAATACGCCAGCGAAAGCGCCAACTGATGTCGCTACCGCAGGTACGACGGTAGTGTTGTCAAATTCACTGACATTAACTCCTGGGCTAACTGAAATTGCCATTCTCATGCTCCTTTAGATTAAGAAATCTCTATTCTCTTGTTTGTATTTATAATAATCAACTTTTAGAACTGATCATTCGGCTCATAATCAAAAGGATGGAAGTCCATATTGTAAAATTCGTCTGCATTAACAAGATCACCTTTTGGTTTATCCCAACCATCGTCGAATATACCAAATGGAGTTATCGAGTCCTCGATAAGATCTTTATTGTCATCCCACAAATCGGCTCTCACATCAGTATCAGTTTGGTTTCTGAAATACTGCTGATTCGCCAACCAAGCAAAAAGAACACAACACATAACAACGTCGTCATGGTTGCCTTCTTCCGCCTCATAAGAAGCTCTGTTTTCTACGAATCTAAACAATTCGTAGATTAAATCATAATCGTGAAACAACAGCTTGTCTGACTCAATCAAACTTTTCAGGTTAGAGCAGCCAATCCGCTTTACCTGTTTTGTTGTTCTTACGCCACGAGTAGGTATCACCTTATATCCGCCGCCAACTTTGATTCCAGCTCTTCCCTTTGTTTGGGTCACAAGAATCCCATTATATTCTAGATCATAAAATAGAATGTCAGCGATCTGTTGTCCATTATCATTTATTTCTACAAGTATCATTGCATTATTATAGTGCATCCCTGCTCTCCAAATGATATTTGGGTAAAGCAGAGGCGATATTTCATTATCTCTATACTTCGCGACGATCTTGTATGGCACTTGAGTTACATCAAACACCACAAAGACCGAATAGTCTATTCCTACACCCCGAGAGGTGTCTACAGTAATCACATATTTATGATTTTCTAATGGTTGCTCGTATACATCCATTTGTTCAAATCTATGAAGAGGCTCTTTCCAGATTAACGCTCTTAGCTTTCTTGCGTCGATAAGAGTGTTGGATGAACCAAGGAATTCGCATTCAAATTCCTGAGAGAACTGTCTCTCGCTGGTGTTGCTGATTGTTTGTTTTTTCCACTCTTCGGTTCTTCCAGGAACCTGAGACCAGTGAACGTCAACTCGCTTATATGAGTTGCGACCTTCTTCCGAGTCAGTCCAAATCTTATAAAACAGATTCATACCATTTGGCGTAGAAGTGATCAGAACCTTTGAGCTTTGACCTGACGAAATAGTAGGATAAACCGAGTTGAAGAATTCTTCCTGAATATTGTTAGGAACGAACGCAAATTCGTCTAGGTAGATCATGTTGAACGATCCACCACGAACGGCTGACGATGACGTAGCAGAAGCAAGAATCTTCGAACCGTTTTCTAATTCGATATTACCTTTATTCCATTCAATAATACCTTGTTGAAGCCATTTTGGCAGATATTCGTAAGCATACTGAATACGGCTGAGAATTTCTTTCGCCTGACGGTCTTTGTTGGCCAGAATAGCGATCGAGAAGTTTTCATGGAATAGAACATACCAAAGAAGAAGAGCAGCCACAGTTGTAGTCTTACCGACCTGACGTGGCATTTTACAAATAACAAAACGATTGTCGACCATCGTTCGGCACATTTCTTCCTGAAACGCCCATAGGTCAAAGTTGACAAGACCTTCGTCGATGCTGACGATCTTTACGTATGTTTTGATGAAGTACACATAATCCTGCGCACACTTCAAATACTCTTTAACGTTATCTTCTGACCATGCGAGTTTTACGTCAGACGCTTTTAGATTTTTATTGCCGAGATATGTTTCTCTCGCCATGTTTATTCGCCTTGGTGTTTAATCATCTTCAAAAGATCAGTTGTCGAAATTACCAAATTATTATTGATCGTTTTCGATTCTTCTGGTTTCTTGATTAGATCTTTTTTCTTTTGGTGAATGTCGATTAAATCTTTGCTGGTTTCTTTAACCGAGTCCACAATTGTTGCCAGAGCCTCAAAAGCTCTTGGGTGCTGAGATCCTTTTGCCACAATAACCAGATCTTCCAATGCCATTTGACTTTTTTCTAGAGCATTCAGCAAAGCGTCTCTAGCTGTGTCAAAATCGTTTTCAGCTTGTTCCCATTCAGTTTCAGGCGGATTTGTTTCTACAAGATCTGCGGTTTCTTCTTTGACTATAGGAAGAAGCGGAGGAACATTTAGAAGTTGTGATATTTTGTCAGGCTTGTCCATGATTATTATCCGTTATTTGTATTCAGTAAAATCTGTTAGGAATCCATAATCATCCGTAGGAGATATTAGAGAAGATGAGATTGAGGCTGCTGCATTTGTAGTTGGTTGTCCGTTAGCTAATAGCCCAGGAGTCACTGTTATGACAACCGAAGGATCAGTAATACCAATGCCTCCGGCAGCTGTGTTGGTTGAAGGATTATATAGCGAAGCAATGGATGTTTTGATAACAGCAGATCTATTGACCGGACCATAAAGATAACCCTTCAGTGTAAAAGTCAATTCCCAAATAACCCACTCTTTGGATTCAAAGTTGTTGGCGTAAGTATCAACACAATTGACGTTATTGATGATAATGGGAATATCTACATTCAACCCAATATCAGGAATAAGATTTAATGATTCTGTCCATTGAGGAGTGAAGTATGGAATAATCTGTTCGACGATTCTAGTAGCATCTTCGGTGTTGCGAGAAATAATTGACAGAGTTATGTCGAAATTATAAGCAACAGGATTCCATTGCGTGTTCAATGTTCCAGTTGTAGAATTTCCTGCAGAATTTCTACCGATGCTGTTGAGTTTTCTATCAGGATCATATCTGACGCCTGTTATCTCAAAAGCCATTCTAGGAAATACCATAGAAACTTCGCGAAGAAGATCAGGATTCTGTTGATAACGAGTTAGGTATCTTTCCTTTGGACCATACTGCAATGGAACCTTAATCGTCTTTTGAGTTACACCACTGGCATCGACACGGTCAATATAGATGTCATTGAACAGCGACCCGAACAGGATCACATATTTGCGAATAAGACCGTGAGAGAAATGGTTGCCTAGCATTAGATGATTGTTCCGAACGGATTAGTTTTTGAGAAGTCAATGAACGATCTGCCTTGAGAACTGAATAGATCATTCTGAGTAACTGTGTCGATTTTATCTGGGCTATATTGACCTTCAACAAGATCGTCTCCGCCGCCAGTAGTAATATAATTACCATCTTGATCAACGAAGCTATAGTCATCCGCTGCATTGCTAAACTTGCTGGCAATATTGTCGATTTCAGGAACTCCAGTGGCAATATTTTCGCTGCTGTAATTCACACGTTCGCATTTGATATCATAGTAAGTCAACAGACCTGTCTGATAGAAATTTGATTCGTGTTCGACAAACTTGACTTCGAACAGAGCGTGAGTCAGAGGAAAATAAATGAAATCGCCTTCAAGAGGACGAATAAGGGTTGATTGAAAATTCGTAAATTCTTCTTCCCATCTCGAACGCATCATAGAGAATGTAATTTGGTCAGCCATGCTGATGCCAAATTTCTGCATGAGGTCGCCTTCGCCCTGCCAGCCAGTGAAAGTTTTGATGTAAACTTCAATTGGAGTTGCTTGAGTGAATTGACTTAGTGTGTCTTCAAGATAGACTTTATCAATGTTCACGTGCACGCGAGGCATGTAATATACATCGACGCCATAACGCTTGATCATGTCATTGCCAAGATCATTAAGGAGCTGCTGCTCGCCGTAGAAAGATTGATTGTCAAAGAAAGTTGAAACAGCCATGGGTTTATCCTGTCATCATTGCAACTGGAACGCTGTAGCTCTTGATCATATCAGATTCAAGTTTCATAATTTCATTTGTTGCGTCGTCGTAAATCTTTTCAGCGTTAAACTTTGCGCCGCCAGGAAGAGCAACGTCGCTATACTTCGTAAGATTTTGTCCCCACTGCTGTTTGATCATTTGAGTCGCATATTTCTGAAGCCAGCGATCTGACCAGACTTTTGTATATACGTCAGGATCAACGACCTGAAACGCTTCAACTAGAATATAATCTCCGGAGTTAACCTTTGCCCAGTCCATGTCGATATAGAGCTTGTTGGTTCTGCGATTGAAACGCATTGGCTGCTGACCAACTAGAAGCTGTTCGAGTAGCTGGATATGTTGCATAGCCATGTAGTATGGCACCATCGTGGTTGCGGTAAGATCATAAAGATCATTCAACGCAATCTGATAACGAATATTGAATAGGTTGTTTGTTGAAAGAGAAGAACCGATTGGAAAGATATTAATCGCGCCAATGATATTGTCAGGCATAGTGATGAATTTATCTATTTTGGTTTGATCCGTAATCAAACCCTTATAAAACATTTTCTCTGTGCCGTCAAAATGGAAATCCCAATAGTACTGAAGAGCATCGTCAATACGATCTTGGATCTGATCTTCATCTACGTTAATTTGAGATACTGGAGCACCTACCCTGCGAAGGCAATATTGCTTAAAATCTTCTCTACTACTAGGCAAAGCCATTTCTAATCTCCGAATTGTTTTATCTATTTATTCTCTTTTAGATTGTCAACTTCAATAGCCAGCTCATTAATTGCTTGAATAACTAGACCCATCATCTTTTCGTATCTAACAGCCAGATAACCGTCCCCTCTTTCAGCAACAACTTCAGGCAAAACCTTTTGGACTTCTTGAGCAATAACCCCAACATCATGTTTGCGAACAAAGTAACCATCTTCACCGCCAGCACTCTTTAGGTGATCTGCGGTCCAATCAAATTCTACGCCAGATATTGTATTTAACTTGAATATTGCATTGGCAATCGGTTTAATGTTTTCTTTGAGACTAATATCAGAAGAATAATATGCAGTTATATTATTTGTGCAGAAAATACCAGATGAATTTACAGTAGTTCCTGTTGCAGTTAATGTGGTAAATGCACCAGTATTTGCAGTTGTTCCACCAATTGGTCCCGGCGAGGCCAAATTAATATTTGTTATTGCCCCCCACGTATTATTGCCATAAAGAACGGTTGTTGAGTTTGCCGTACCAGATCCAAGTCTAGCAGCATTAACTGTTCCTGATGTAATGTTGCTGGCATTAGTTGAATATGTGACAGCGTTGCAACGCTGTAGAAGAGTTGCCAGAGATCCAAGATGTAATATTTGATAAAGTTCCCGAAGAATTACTTAGATAACCAGACGCATTTGCGGTTAGGGTAAGAACATTAGCAGCTAGACCGGCACTCGTTTGATAAAGAGCCGCAGCATTAGCGACAGCATTTGCATAAGCAGTCGCTGAGTTTCCTGTAATATATCCTTGAACTGTCGATAGGGATACCCCACCAAGATTATTTGCATTGTTTGCTGTTGCAGAATAAAATGTGCTATTAACTGTAGCAGATACGCTATTATTGCCTACAGTCAGTATATTATTTACTCTGAAGTTATTAGGTGTCATCTAGCTCGAATCCCGCACATTTATTATGTTCTATTTATATTTTAGAAAAAGAACGAGGAGGATTCGTTTCCTATATTAACATATCCAATAAAACCGGGAGATAATCTCCAGCCGCCGTGGTCACCACCAGAAAGACCTCCCCAAGTAGAACTCAACCCACCGTACCAGAATGATGTAGTATTATTAGTATACCCCGGTACAGCATTTCCAACATATCCATCTGTTATTATTAGTGAATTCACGCCGCTAACTATTCCATATGGTTTATACAAATACCAAGCAGTACCCGCACTATTGCTTTTTAGATAAACAAAATTGTAAGACCCCGATATAGAGAAGTTATTAACGGTCTGTGTGCTACCTGCAGCAAATAGAATGTTGGTAGCACCAATTGAAGTAGCAGTGCATGTCATATCATTAAAGGTATTGTTACCGGTGATTGTCAAGTTTCCTACCCCACCTTGATTCAAGGTACAATTATATACAAATCCTCCACCCCAGAATACCTTCCCTGTAGCAGGAGTCAACGATATTGTACCAGTTCCAGTACCTGCTGTTGTGGTAAACTTTCCTGTATTTTGTGTTACATAAGTTAATGCATCAAAAGACCCTAATGTAGAGTTAGAATAAAGAAGCGCCAAAGTGCCTCCATTAAATGTAATGTTAACAGGTACAGCGGTTCCGCCACCACCAGCGTAGACTATAAACTGATATAAACAAGTAAAAGTTTTACCATTTAAATTTAGTGTTCCATTTTGCAACTGACAAGTCCTACCTGATGACATTGTGAATGCATCATTAAGAACAAGAGTTGTTGAATTGCCCGAAGCGTTCCCTATTGTCATAGCTGCCGGAAATGCTGCGCCATTGGAAGTTATGGTCTGAGTAGTGTTGCCTATAAATGCCCAAACCAATGATGTCGAAGTAAATGTAGCACCAGCCACCAGTGTTAAATTGCCATATATGCTTATTCCAGTTGCCCCTAAGAGTGCGGTAAATCCAGTGAAGTTCAGATTATTTACAGATGACCCTGAGGATATGTTTACCTGATAGTTCCCCGTGGATGATATATTAAAATTGAATAAGGCTGGAGATCCTCCTACAGCATTCACAGTGGTTATTGTAGCCTGCGTTGATATTACGTTAATGGTGGGGGTGCCTGTTATTGTTATTCCAGTTGAAGAACTATTCAGTGTAAATGCAGTTCCTCCCGCCGAAGGAGATACCGTTATTGCTCCCGAACTGCCAAAGTAAATATTTCGTATAATGCCGGTGTATGCATTTATAGCAAATCTACCACAGGATAATGTATTATTATTAAGGTCTAGAACTCCAGAACTGAGGGTAACAAGAATGCTCGTTGCTGTATTGAAATTGTCTAGTAATTGAATAGCTCCCGTCGCTCCGGGGTTAAATGTAATTGGGCAGTTAAATACCGTTCCATTGGTTCTGACGGTTTGCGTAACCCCGGAGCCACCTAGCGTCATGAGAAGTGTACCAGACCAAACAGTTCCGGATATAAACGACATATTGCCGTAAATGTTCAGCGATCCTGTGGTTTCTGTAAATGTGACTGTGCCCGCTGATACGGTTATATTGTTAAATGCCAAAGCACCTGACATTGCAACGGTATATGCTCCCGCCTGATCAAAAAACACATTATCTGTACTTGTTGGAGCACTCGCACCTGCAGAGCCACCAGAAGTAGCTGACCAGTTTGTTGTTGCTGTTGCTGTCCACGACCCAGAACCGCCTACCCAATATCTATTGGCCATATATTAAGTCTCCTGTATAGACTCAATAATGGATAGCCAATTATTAAGTCTTTGTTGTTTCATAGCATCTATCTGTTCTGGAGTAAATGTATTATCGTCACCTAAGATAAGTGTATCTGAATATTTGCCATATTGCGTATCAAATTCAAAATCAATATTAACCATTATAGGAATCCTCTATTCAATGACAGTAGACACCACTTGCTCAATGATGAATCGTATATGAATCCTTGGTAATCAGTATAAGGCGAAGTTGAAGAAGGCTGATATAAATCAGATGAGAAACTCCAGCCAGCAGAACCACCATAAGTTAATGTAAAAGCAGACGTTCCATGTATTTTTAATGTAACTTTTTGTCCGTTACTAGGGGTTCCGGTGAAAGCTATAGTGAGAGCGCCGGACCCGTTGCCCGATCCCGTATACACTCCGATATCTGTTATATCAGTGTTTACAGTCCATGTTGCACCAGATGATGTTGTGACAATTCTTGGCTGTATGGTTGGTGCCCAGTTTGTTGCTGTGCCGTTAGAAGTTAGAACATATCCGCTGACCCCATTAGACCCAGCACCATCTTGTATAGCAGATGACACCTTTAGAGGAACAATAACATTAAGTGGCGAAGTATTGCTATTTGTGTATGTTGCAAAAATGGGTCTAGATGATCCATCTGTTGCTGTATTATACAGAACAAAGTTGTTATCGTTTTGCAGTATAAAATAAGAAAGATTACCCGCCGCAGAACCGTTGGCAGTAAAGGTCAGTTTGGTATTGTTTACTCCAAGATTAACTTGCGAGTTAAATGATATCGTATTGGTAAAGGTATATTGAGCGGCTGTGTTGACACCAGCAGAAGCCACAGCCCAATATGGCGATCCTGTAGCTCCATTAGTTGTCAGAACATAACCAGCAGTTCCTGTAGAACCATTAACACTCACCGGAGTAGTAATTGTTAGCTGTGTGGTATTAGCAACAAAGGATGTGCCGATTGTATAAGATGCGGCATTGACAGTACCAGAAGAATATATGTTGGCTGTTGTAACATTTGCAGAAAATGTTTGATTAGCCGTGAATGTGTTGGTGTTTGACCAGAACACAATATTGGCTGGCAGATAAGATACACCTATGGAACCGCTATTAATAGTAGATGCATTAGCAGCAAATGCAACAGCGTTTGCATAAGCAGTTGCAGAGTTGCCAGTCACCCATGAAGCAATATTTGCTATGGTTCCGGATGAGTTACCGAGATATGTGGCAGAGTTTGCAGCGAGTGTTGCAACATTTGCAGCCAATCCAGCAGTTGTCTGATACAAAGCTGCCGCATTAGAAACCGCATTGGTATAGGCAGTAGCAGAGTTGCCGGTAATCTGGCTCTGAAGTGTTGCTAGAGTTACGCTGCTAAGAGTTCCTGCATTTTGTGCATATACAGCATTGGCAGCGACGATAGTACCATTTGTGACACTATTAGCAACATAGTTGACTGCGTTGGTATAGGCTGTGCTTGAGTTACCTGTAATGGCAGAGTTTGCGGTGGATATTCTTCCGTCGGTATATGACGTTGCGTTTGAATATGCAGTTGCAGAGTTGCCAGTGATTTGCGTTTGAATTGTTGAAAGTGTCGCCCCACCTAAATTCAAAGAATTGTTAGAGGTGCCCGAGAAAGAAGTCGCATTGACAACCACATTAACCGAAGAGTTTCCTAAGGTTAACACAGTGCTATTAGCTAACAACCCACTTGATGTGGCATTGATTGTATTAATCAACAGTTGGTTTGTTCCGTTACCGGATGCCAGCGATACGTTAGCATTGAATGTTTCAATGCCGGAGAATATATTATTATTTGACCAGATTACAACATTTGCTGGAAGTTGTGCATAAGGAAGAGTTCCTGTAGTAATATTAGAGGCATTAGCAGCAAATGCAACAGCGTTTGCATAAGCAACACCAGCAACATAAGCCGCATTAACAACCGCATTAGAATAGGACGTAGCAGCATTGCCTGTGATTTGGTTTTGAAGTGTAGTCAGTGACACTCCACCCAGCAATCCGGCATTGGCTGCGTAAGTCGCGTTGGCGACAACAATAGAACCATTTGCTACACCGTTGGCTACATAGTTGACAGCATTGGTATAGGCTGTAGCAGAGTTGCCAGTCACCCAGGAAGACACATTAGCTAGCGTTCCCGCTGTATTGCCAAGGTATGTTGCGGAATTAGCACTTAGAATATTTGAGTTCTGATTTTGCCATGTATTACTATAAGCACTATATACCAGAACTTGTCCATTAGCCGTATTAGCTAATTGAACTTCTTGAATATCCGAAATTGATGGATAGTCTGTAATCCGAATTACAATTGAACCAGATCCGCCAGATCCTGCATTGATTACCGCAGCTATCAAGGTCTTGGGAGTTGGTGATGAAGGTTCGTTCTTTGTAAACCCACCAGTGACATTAGGATTATAGTATAAGAAGGTCCCGTCAGTCCAAGTTTCACCCGCCGAAGATCCAGTTGTATCAAATCCCTTCAGAATACCAAAGTTCTGAATCATACCAAAGCCGTTAGTGGGAATTGATTCAGCAGCAACACCAATAATTAATGACCCATCGGTGATGCCAGTAGAAGGTGCTGCAGTAATGACGCCAGATGCGCCAACAGTACCAGTAAACATCACCAACTGCCCTAGAGTGATAGCAGAAGATGCCTTGACATAGAAATATTGGCTCTCACCAATCTCTGGAGTGTTTGCTGTAAGAGCGGCTGTATTGACAGATAGAGATGATGTATTGGGTAAAGCCACAGTGATCGTGCCATTGGCATTATTGAACAAAGTTCCAGAGTTGGTCAGTGTTGGTGTAGTCCAAGAACTCATCTTGACACACCAGCATTGATTGTGACCTGACCTTCAATGATTCTGGTGACATTACCCAGAGGATCCTTGACAAGAACATCATAGAGATATCTTCCAGAGTCCATAGCATCGGAAGCATTAGCGGACAAAGAAAGAGAAATGATACCAGAGGAGTTGGCAGATACAGTAAAGTTGTATGCATTGGATGAGGTGTAGGATTTTCTCATCTGAGATTCTACGGTGTAAGAATCCAGATTGACAGGATTACCAGACGAATCATTTAGATTGATCTGAGTGTTGAAGGTTGTCCCCTGATCGATGCTCATGTTTACTCTGGTAGAAATGGTAGCCTCCTGTGATTATGATTATTTATGTTTTCTGTTCATAATTGCATTTTATGGCTTGACATAACTATCAAGTATGTTATACTGTATTATGCTCTGCATGAATCTATAATGATTCGAATCTAGAATAAATCTGGATTAGATTTAGCAAACTTTCTCATAATAACACCAGCAACTGCATTAGCCTCATTCTCATGATCTGATCCATCTGATCCATCAGTATGTCCTTTAGCATGATGAACTAATTCATGAGCTAAAGTTCTCATTACATCCATAGGATGTCTGCCATCAGTATTTAGTTTGATTGAATGTCCATCATAACAGCCAAATGATTTAAGTTCTTTAGATTCTTTACCAGAAATAGTATGAACTGGTGGAAGTTGTTTGAGTTTTAGATATTCCTGAGCAAATGGTAGAAATCTATTAAGGACTTCATCCACTTGTTTATGATTAATCTGCTCAACAAATTCTCTGAATGTTTGCATTTATAGATCCTTGTAATCAGTTAAAATAGTCGGAAATGGCAACCGCTTCAACATCCTCTATTGTATTACATGAGTTAATAAGGTCTGCAACTCTACACTCAGTAGAGAATGCATTTTGTATATATGATTTCACACTAGTATTAATTTGTTGAATATCTTCTGGAGTAAGCACAATAAATGTACCATTTGGCATCTTCCAGTTAATTGAAAATGTATTATTGGAGTTTAGATAATACTCGTTTCTGCTCTTATCATCGGTGGCGAATATATTCCCATTATAAAAAATTCCTTTTTGTTGGAATTCCCATCTTATATTTGCCAGAGTCTGAAGTGCATTAGTTTTGGATTGAGCCAAGATCTGTGAATATTGATCTTTTGTTAACGTTGTAATCTTCCAAGTCTGTGCCCATTGATCATCAATTAGACTTGGAGTATCTTCTGACACAATCTGATGAGAATCTGATACGACTGGTTTGTC